AACATCGGAGGAACTGATATGAAAACACGAAGAACCATTGAAGGGACATCTAAGGCTGAAGAAGCCTATACATTGAGCAATCCACCCCGCGCGAGACTGCTCGATGCGTTGTTGGACGTATCCATGATCGAGGGAGACTTTAAAGAACTTTCGATAGGAGAGCATTTAGATAAGGTTAGGGTGCTTTTTAGACTCAGAGGTTTAACAGGTGGTGGGGCAGCTGTGGTGCTCGAGTTTACGCTCGACAGTACAACAGAAGGTCAAATACTTGGATTAGACTACCTCAATGTTGAGTTTTGGCTGGGTAGGCTTAATATAGGGTGGGGCGGGAGTGTACTTCGGGTTGAGTTTGTATCTGGTTTCAGCGGGACGCCCGGAGATATTATACTGTATGAAGCATTTTAGGAGGTCTTTATGAAGACAAGAAGGGAACTCGAATTCACAACTAGGGGGGCTTACTGAGGAACCATACTCGGTAGACAACCCGCCGCCAGGAGGCGGGGGTGGGTTGACCCTTTATGTGCACAATGTGTCGATAAATATCGATTACACTGGCAGTGGAAGTTATAGAACAACGTCGTTTTCTGTGCTGAGTAAGGTGTCGACCGCAGCAACTGATTTTAGCACACTTGGCACTGTGCTGTCGAGCCTTTATTCAGATTATGCGCCTATTTTGGGGATCGCGTATGGAAGAACAGAAAATGATTCTGATGTTGCGGTGTTCTTTGAAGTAAAGGTTTACAATAATCGATTGTTTTTGCAAGGCATTACAGGAGCAACAAAATTAGCAAATGTGATGCTTAATGCATCTGGAAGTGGAGTTTATCCTCAGCCGTTGAGAATAACTGATGTTGTTTCGGTGTTTGGGGGTTAATATTAAGGAGGACTTATGGTTTTCGGAGACGCTTTTGAGCAGGTAAAGAAGGGAAAGGGAATGCGGTTGCCGCAGTGGTCACCTGATGTGGTGATTCGTGCACAGTATCCCGACGAACACAGCAAGATGACCGCGCCGTATCTCTATGTGGAGAGTCGTTTCGGTCGCGTTCCATGGAAAGAGACCATGATTGAGCTGTTCAGCGACAGATGGGAAGTAGTCGAGTGATTGGCGAACGCCCAATAAAATCAAACGATTTGGGGGCGTTGCTCGAGAATTCGATGCGGGACGCCCTTTCCCATAGAGCTTGCAAGTTCTGGCGTTTGCATACAATACGGTCGTGGAAGGGGGTTTCTAACCCTTGCGACTTCATCGTCCTCGACCAGCACTTCACAGCTCTACTCGAATGTAAAGCAACGACTGATGAGAGGTTTTCGTGCGCGGCGTTCCGTCAGTTAGAGCACTTCGAGGAATCGGCACAATTCGCCCACGTCGGGCATTACGGAGTGGTGGTGTACTTTCACTCGTCCACTCCAAAGTTCGTGTATGCAAGCGACAGCAAGGTCATCGAGAACAAGGCGGCTCGTAGACCAATACGCATTACCACGGAGAGCTCGTATGACCTTATTGCGGACGACCTCGATGCTCTGCTGGTGATGCTGGAGGGGTTGAAATGAAGAAGGCACTATTTTACATTTTGCAGTTCACGTGGTGTCTGCCGCAGACGCTGGTGGGTCTGGTGGTGTTCCTCGTCTGCAAAATACGAAAAGCGGACACACTGCGTTATAAGCGCACTGTGGTGAGCGTGTTCCCGAACAAGCAAGGGAGCGTGAGCTTGGGTATGTTCATAATGGTTCACGACACGCCGCTGACTGATGAAACGGACAAGATGAAGTTCGACGTTTATGACCCGCTTTTGAAATGTCGCATCGGTCAGGCTGATGACCTGTTGCGGCACGAGTACGGGCACACGATTCAGTCGATGATTCTCGGACCTCTATTCCTATTGGTAATCGGGTTGCCGTCAATCATCTGGGCGGGGCTGTTCGCTGGCTATCGTCAGAAACACAAAGTGAGCTATTATGCATTTTACACCGAGCGGTGGGCGGACCGAATATCCAAAATCGAACGAAAATAGAACAAGCCAAAGCAGACCAAATCAGGTCTGCTTTTGTATAATAAGGTATGAGAGTTTTACGAGGCGAACCGAGCATAAAGGTACCAGTCTGGGACGCGTACTTTGTGGCGGACATTCCAGAATTTTTATATAAGATTGTGAAGGAGTCGAAGAAGTTTACTTCGGCATATCATCGTTCGCTCAAACTGCTCGAAGTGGATAAGCCGACTTTGGCGTTTATGGAGGAGCAGTGCAAGAAGCACAATATCCCTGTTCGGTTTGAAGGTGAGGACAGACCGTTTCCCGCTTTGCGGGTGTTCGAGGACGACCCCGATTTCAAGTATCAGGAAGACGCGGCGCACGCTCTGGCGAAGATGCCGAATGCATTATTGCAGTTCGGTGTCGGCTCTGGCAAGACACGCATAACTCTATTGGCACTTGAAGAGCGGTTCGCAGTGAATCCCAATTTGAGAGTGCTGGTGGTGACTGGTCTGGCGGCGTTGCAGCAGAATTGGCGCACTGATAGTGATAAGTTCCACCTGTGCGAAGGCAAGATTACAATCACGGGTGTTGGCAGTTCCAAAGAGAGCTTAAAGATGATTGCCGAGGCGAAAGACGGAGACGTCCTTACTGCGAACTTTGATATGCTTTCCAACATCGAACTGCTCAAAGCGTTCGCGGATTTCAATCCAGATATCGTGGTGTTCGACGAAGTTCATATGATTGCGAACATGGGAAACAAGCGAGTGTCTGGCGCGATGCGTACTGAGGGCTTGCACGAGCTTGCGGGTGACCACTGGTCGCTATCTGCAAGCCCTGTTAAGTTCACGCCGTTCGACTGGCGTTCTCTGCTCATCTGGCTGAGGGCACTCAACTCAGAGATGAGTCAGTCTGGGTTCGAAAATTACTACGGGGAGTGGGGTTTCAACTATATGGGGCAGCGTGTCTGCACCGCATACAAGAACCTCGAGTCTTTATTGCCGATTGTGAACTCGGTTCGTCTGGCGTTCCGAGGCACGGAGTTGCCAGAGTTGCAAATCATCGATGTGCCTGTTGAGGACGGGGATAAGCGTTCGCCGCACAACGTTCGTCATTACAACAACTGCATCAATCCCCACAAGATTGATTTCGTGCGTGCAATGGAGAACCAATGCATCGTTGCGTGCAACATCACCAAGCCGTTCAGCGTGTGGACAGACGCCCTCAAAGACGCGGCTGATGTTCGGGTGTTCGATGGGACTTTGAACTTGAAACAGAGGGCAGACCTATTGCACGAATGTCTGGACGGCAATGTGGATGTACTTCTGCTGTCGCTAACGGCTGGCGGGGTCGGTTTGAATCTGGCTGAGGCTTACTCTGATATGGTGTTCATTGACTGTCCGAACTCGCTGGTAGATTTCTGGCAGGGGTACGGTCGAGTTTATCGAATCGGTGCGCGGTCGACAGTTCGGGTGTACAAGGTATACTGCAAGGGCACGTCCGACGAGCTGAAGTGGAAACAGATATATTCTGACTTCAAGGCTCTGCAAATATTCTACGAGTTCTAATCCTCAATAAGCCGTCCACGGTGAGTGGGCGGCTTTGTTATTTTAACATGAGGAGATAATCATGGCTGATAATATTGTTTTTAACGATTTCGACGTGACAGTCGAGATATACGATTCCGTCATTGCAAAGTGGGTGCTTACAGATTACGCGGAGACAGACCCATCGAGTACGGCGTATTTGAGAAACCGAGATTTAATCCAGCAGAAATTAACGGCGGGGACGAACGTTACGATTGACAAAGACAATGTCATCTCGGCTGAGGTTCGTCTTGACCAGATGGAGCAGTTTATCAGCAAGGATTTGCAGAACGAGTTAAAACTCGGCACTGACCAGTTGCTGTATGTCGGGTTCTCTGGTCTGTTGAGAAACGGCGGTGAAGTTGCAACACGCGAGGATTTGCCAGATGCATCCGAGCCGTTCGTAGCCCATATGATTGTTGATGAGGACCTTATTGTATTCGCATACCCAGATGATAGTTTGGGTCTGGTCTGGTTGCCGCTGAGCTTTTACGTGGACATGAATCTCTACGTGAGTAAAGAGGAGCTGATTCCAGAGTTAAAAAAGAAGGTGGATACCGCTCTTTTGGATACCGATGCGGTGTCTAATACGGTTCCCTTGAGAGATGCGGCTGGGCGTTTTAAGGTTGCTGATGGTTCTGAGGCTGGAGATGTTATTAATCTCGGTCAGCTTAATGCCCATAATGACAGCCAAGAATCACACCCCTCTATTTTGAATTCGCTTGAACAGACAAACAAGGATTTGGCGGTTGTAAAATCTGACCTCGAGTCGACGGATGGGAAGGTAGATGCGAATGCAACTGACATTGAGAATCTGTCTGGTCGAGTCAAAACAAACGAGGACAATATTGGTGCGCTCGGCGGTCGTATGACAACGGTGGAGACAAACATCACGTCTTTGGATGGTCGTATGACAACTGCTGAGGCGGACCTGCTTACCAAGGCAACCATTACGGCTCTTAATGATGAGGTTGCTCGTGCAAAGGCAGAAGAAGCGTTGAAGTTGGACAAGACCTCTATCAACGAAAACTATATTACCAATGCGGTGTTTTCTGTTGATGGAAATGGAGTTCAGACCCTCTCTGTCACACTTAAGAATCCTGTGACGGGTGCGGTGTCGACCCTGTCGCGTAACATCACTCTTGCGAGCCAGACCAATGATGGTTTTATGGCAAAGCAGGATAAAATCACTTTGGCTGACATTGTTTTGCGTGTCGGAAAACTCGAAGGGCAGCATGCTCAGTATCTGTACACCGAGAGTGCGAATCCTACGGCGGAGCAAATTAACGCATTTGCAGTTTCGCTTGGTTTTCAGCCACCTTTTACTGGTGTGAGCATTGTGGTGTCAGCAACCAATCACGTGTGGAATTATTATCAAGGTGGCACGGGCTGGAGAGATGATGGATTTGATATCGTGGTACAAGCGACTCTCGAGTTGCTCGGCTTGGTAAAGAGTTCGCTGGAAGATGGAAAGTCTTACGTGGAAGCGGATGGAACGATGTCTATTAACGGGTGGGATACCGTTAAGAGTGACATTGCAAACCTCGCTGATAAGGTAGATTCTGTGGTGTTGTCGGCGGGTACGAATAATGGTACTTTGAAGTTGTCGGTTACCACGGGGAGCGGGACATCGTCAGTTGATAACATTCCAGTTAAGGGGCTTGGTTCTGCGGCATTTCAGAATTCTGATGCGTTTGCTCCAGCCGAGCAAGGGACGCAGAATACGGCGGATATTACGAGTTTGAAGTCGCGTGTAACCACGGCTGAAACGGATATATCAACACTGAAATCTCAGAAAGCAAATATTGCATCGCCAGCCTTTACTGGAACTCCGACCGCTCCAACGGCAAGTACGGCTACCAATAACACTCAGATTGCAACCACGGCGTTTGTTCAGAGCGTAGTTCCTACGTTGAGACCATATGGCACGGCGTTGCCAAAAATGAATGGTACTGCGGCGGTCGGTACTTCGTCTGGGCTTGCACGAGAAGACCATGTTCATCCGTTTGATACTGCGTGTGTTCCAACCACCCGCAAAATAAATGGGTTGGATTTGACGGCGGACAGGAATCTCACGTATGCCAATGTGGGGGCGGCACCGACTGTGCACTCGAGCCCCGCAGCGGATACGTATGGAGGGGGCACTTCCTCTGCGTATGGTCATGTGAAACTTTCGGATAGCGTTGCGCTTGATTCTGGTGCAGACCTCTCTGTGGGTGCATCGGCTAAGGCTGTAAAGACAGTTAATGATGCGGTGGTGAGAGAGGTTTCTGACCGAGAGGCGGCTGTGACTCAGTCTGTGGCGGATTCGAAAGCGTACACCGACCAGGAAGTTAAGAAGGTATCCGATGGTCTTTCCTCTGCGACGGAAGCGCGTGACTTGGCGGCTGGCTTTGCTACGTTTGACCCGACTCTGTTGAGTGGGGTTTCTGCACAGGCGATTGGAAATTCCCAGTTGCTCATCACCTTTACTCCAGTGGTGGATATCACTCCAGATGGAACACCGTATACTTTTTTCTCTGACGCTGAGGCATCAATTATTCCGACGTTAAAATTGAGGTTCGGTCAGGTGTGGGATTATGCAAAGGTTGAGCAGGTGGGGTTCTGCGTGTTTGACCAGGACGGCGATTTGACAATCAACGCCGTAGCGACTTTGTTTGCGGGAACGCAGTATACTCTGCTAGTGTAGAACGCTTTCGACGTTATGGTAATTCAGGAGGCAGTTATGGATTTACTTATTGAACTTTTGAAACAGTACGGGTGGCAAGCGGTTGTCGTAGCGGTGCTTACCATCGTTCTCATAGAGTGCATCAAGCCGCTGGCGCGTAAGGTAATCAAGAAAGAAAACGCGCGGCACACGCTGTACACTGCCCTCAACTACGCATTTTCTTTGGGGCTTTCGGCGGCTCTGGCGGCAATCTTGAAGCGCATCGATGCTGTGTTCACCCTGTATGGCTCTGCCATTCTGGTTGTGAACATCCTTACTCCGATTGTGGTGAACGTTGGTTTACTCAAATGGATTGAGGGGCTGTTCAAGGACATCTGGCAGAAGACCACCGAGGGTGGTGCGTGGAAGAAGGCACTTGAAGACCTCGGCGAGATTTTCGGCATTGATACGAAAATCTTGGACGACGTGGCAACCAAAATAGAAGAGGAATATCTGCCGCTTATACAGGCGGGCAAAGACATTTTCTTTTCCGAGAACAAAGAAGAGCTTATTCTGAATATCAAGCAAAAGTTGGCTGGCTTTATTGAGAACGGCAAACTGCAAGAAGTGGCGGAAGGGCTTTTCGAGAAATTAAAAGACAGCTGGAAAGACAGCAAGGCTATCAAAGAGACCTCGGAGGAGACTAAGGCATGAAGAGAGTATTAAAGATTTTTCTGTGGGTAATAGTCTGTTTTGCAGCCATTACTCTGTCACAAGCCGCGACATTCGCTGGTGTGTGGGAGCTCGAGAAGACATTTCTTACTGGGTTCTGGAACGCCCCAAAAGATTGGATAGGCACGGTGGTTTTGTGGAAGTATGCGGCGGTCGGGCTGTCTGCGCTCGGCGTTATTGTGACGGCGGCGGTTTCGCTGACTCGAAAGGGTTTGAAGAAGAGAAAGCCGAAGCAGCGCAAAGATAAGAGAAAGGAAGAGACGAGACCACCTGAACCACGCAAGTTGAATAACGTGACGGACGGGGGTGTGGTTATGAGCAGCACTGCGAAGACGAGTAATCCTACCAAGTTCACTCGCGTGCCGCCAAAAGAATAATTACATCGAAACATAGGGAAGAGTTCGAGATTGGTCGGACTCTTTTCTTTCACATCGTTATTTTAGATGTAGGAGATAAGTTATGAACAATTTCAATTTGCCATTCGATTTGCCGCCCGCCCCTACTGATAAAAAGAGGATTGTATTTTCGTTCGGCGTGAGCGACTTGGAATTTTTCAAGTGCTTTCCGAGCGACGATTTTCTGGGCACGCAATATGACAGGAATCCAGCGCAGCTGGTGATTGTGTGGGATATCTTTTTGAGACCTTACAACTGTGAGATGCAGTTCTATACTCCAAAGAACCAGCTCTTAGTGTCTGTGCCTGTTCCAAAGTCGGTGAATGTTCCGTACACTATTATTGACGGGATGATTAACGAATGGGTGACCAAAGAGGAGTACGTCAACGTTCAGTTCGTCTTTACTCGTGATGGGCAGTTCGTCAAATCGACGTTGCCTATTCGCATGAACCTTTCGCCCGCAAACAAGCCAGACTACCTCAAAATCATAAAGCCAGTCGAATTTGACAGAATGAAACTGCTCTATGACAAGGCGGTGACGTCGGCGGCTCTGCGGTTTGATGAGAGTGATGGATGGATTTATGACTTCTTTGCTGAGGATGGCACGTTGCGGTTTTCTCTCGGTTGGATTCCTCACGACGTTATCCGAGCGACGGAGCAGTGCCTTTCCGCAAACGAGAAGATGATTGCCCGCGCAAATATCAAGGTACCGACGACGTTCGTATTGCCGCTTGCGGTCGCAGATGGGGTGTCAGTGTCGAAAGATACTACGGCGTATGTTAACGCTTTGGAAGACGCTACGTTCGAGGTGTGGCGTGACAATGGGGACGGCTCGTTTACCGAGGTGATTCCTACGTCAAAGTCGTATAATGCCACTTCTGTCAATATGACGTTGACCGAGGCAATCGACGGAAAGATTCGGGTGTCGTGCAAGTCGGCGCGGTACATTCCGAGCGATGAGAGCGTTTTGCTCGAGTCCATCTATTCTGGAAATGGGTTGATGAACGAAAACGACGGAAACCTCTTTACTAATCAGGAGCTGAAAGAATGAGTGAGATTTTAACAGAGCCATCGAGCCAGAGGGCTGATAATAAGATTTGGGTCTGGCGGTACGGGGATGCTGTCAATACGCCGTTCAAAGTGACTTTTCACAAGAAAGACACGGGTGAGCAGTATTTTGACATTCCAACCACGATGTACGTCCGATTCTTAATCAAGGATGACTTGCGTGATGATACGCCAGTCATTGAAAAGACGTATAAGTTCATCTCGCCGAACGTGTTCGTAGTGGAGCTCTCTACTGAGGAAGTGGTTCAGCTCCGCGCGGGCAAGACGTATCATGTCGGTGTCGCTCTTTACGGCGAAGACGACAATTTTGTTAGGGTGTTGATTGCTGACCTGCCGTTACGCATTGACAAGTCGGCGTTAAGCAATTCGGTGTTCTAACGGTTATTTTATTTAAGGAGCGCACTTATGGAAGGTTCGAAGAATAATTTTGTTGAGAGCATGATTCCGTTAAAGGCTATCAAGTCTGCGGTTGAGCTCCAGCACTCACATGCAAATATGGCGTTGCTGAATTCGCTGACTACCACTGGTTCGCCGATTCAGTATCTTGGCGGCGATGGACAATACCATGATTTTCCAGAGTCGTTCTATGTTGATGCTTTTCTGTTGAAATACAATCAGACCGAGGGGAATGTAACCGCCGCAAAGGATACGAACGGCAACTTGTATATGCAAGCGAAGAACACGTTCGCATCCGCGCTCGGCGGCAGGGTCATAGGCTCTATTGAGCTTGAACGAGAATCTAGTAAGCAGATTAACGTTTCCATCGCAGAGGTGGATGTCAATTCTGGCGCGATTTCCGAAAACGCTATCAAATATATCACTGGTGGTTCGGGTGTTCGTTTGAACTATGCGGACGGCATTTTGTCGCTCGACTTGGTTCAGTCCGAGGCACCATTTACCAATTTAATGGAGAAGCAGACTTCTGCAACGGTCGGTCATGTCGGCGTGTTCGATGCGGCTGGTCGCGTGGTGGATGGCGGCACTCTGCTGTCCAATCTGGTTACTGCAACGCAGTTGGAGAACCATGCAAATAATACGAGTCTGCACGTTACCACGGCGTTGCAAAATTCGTGGACGGCGAAGCAGAATGCACTGACGTCTGTGCAGCTTACTGCGACGAACAGCGGAATTACTGCGGCAAAGGTTGCTCAGTATGACGCGTACGCAACCAACAAACAGTCGGTCGGCGGCAACCTGCCGAATATGAACTTGATTACGGATGCGGAAGGAAATATCACGACGGAGGCTCGGTTCATTCCGAGCACCAAGATAAACACGGTTCCGACGGCAGTCCAAAACAGGGTAGCCACCTTTACTGGAGACGGCAACGTAAAAGACTCTGGCATTATCCTCGGCGCGTTCTCGTCCAATGAGACCGTCAAAGATTATGTGGACAACCTCGTGAACTCGAGTATCACAGGTTCGTCCTATCAGGGCACGTTTACGTACTTCGGTACGCAGGCTCAGGTCGAGTCGGTTTCAGACGCAAAGGCGGGTGATACTGCAATTGTGTACATCGGCTCTATTGATGACTTGGGCGGTCTGTTGCGCGGCGATTATAATGGAACGACTTGGACGTTTTCGGACGTAACACCCGCTCCGTCCAACGGCGCGTGGATGGAGACCGATAATCTGCTGGGCAACGACCCAGTAGTTCCAGGACGTATCCTCGTAAAGATGGACGGGGTGAACCCGCCCGCGCTCGACGTTCGCCCGAACACGACAATGCAGCTTGACAACACCACCATCGGTCTTAACTCTGCTGGTCAGGTTTCGCTGATGATGAGAACACTGTCGAGTGGAAAGTCTGTGATGAACACCATCACTGCGGATAGCATTGCGTATGAATTTACCAACACGGGTGGCACTGATACTTCCAAAACCATCAAGGAAGTAATCGATGCAAATGCGGCGGCGCACGAGCCGAAGTTCTCAAAGAACACTGCATTCAATAAGAATTTTGACACCTCGAGCCAGAGTGCAACCAGCACGATGGTCATCGGTGACAAGGATACGAGGCTTACTAACGCACGTCCAGCAAGTGACGTGTACGCGTGGGCAAAGGCGGCTACAAAGCCGACTTACACGTATACGGAGGTTGGTGCGCTGGGTGCAACTCAAACTGCAGTTGCGGCTACCAAGTTGAAGACGGCGCGTACGGTTCGTGTCGCGTTGAACTCTACATCGGCAGTAAACTTTGACGGAACTGCGAACATCACACCAGGTGTGCAGGGCACGTTGCCTGTCGCGAGCGGTGGTACGGGAGCAAAGACTCTTACTGCTGGATATGCAATCATCGGAAATGGCACTTCGGCGGTATCGTTCCGAGCCGTTACTGACGCGGCTACGAGTGGGAGCATTTCGCTCTTTACTTCTGGCGGTGCGTATACGCTTGCACAGTCTAAGCAGAATGTGATTTCTGTGTCAACTGCTACTCCATCTGCGGTATCTGGAAACCTTTGGTATCAGTTAGCATCTGCAAGCGGCACTGGATTTACCATCAGATATTATAATGGTTTGTCTTGGAGTTATCTGTACCCCGCGATTGACCCAGATTGGAAAGCGCAGGTAGACGCGGTAATTGCAAACGCTGGTGCACCGTATGTGGTTGGTCTGGCGGCTACTTCGTCCACTCCACCCATCTCTGGTTATCCGACCAAGGTGTGGAGAGGCAGTACTGAAGACTACTCAAACTACTCGCAGACGATTGCTTATTCCGAACACGGAAAAGGGCTTGTAACTGTCGGCGGGGTAACTCGGTATTTGCCAAAAGTCAAGATTTACAGCATAAGTTCTGGCAGCGTGTACGAGGAGACGTATGATAGTCCGACGGTCAACATTACGACTGGACTCATCACAGTCTATTCCAACGTGAACACCAGCGCGATTGTCGTTGTCTTTTAGGAGGATTTATGAAAACCAGGAGAGGAGTTGATTCGAAGTCTGTATAGGAATGGTACGGTATATGTACGGCACTGGGTATTATATCGGTACGTATTGGCTGGTGGGGGATCCGTACCAATATTCGTCGTTGGTGGTGATGTTCAAAGAAACGTTTGAAATGCCAGATATGTCAAGTCAGCTGGCAAACACAATTCAGTTACATCGAATCGGAAGTGCGACTTTGCGCTGAGTTAATGGAAATAAAACGAGTCGGGAATATTTTTCTCGGCTCGCTGTCTTTTTAATTAAGGACAAAAACGATTCATTAAAGGAGGACGTGATAATGCCTAAAAAAGTATATCGCAGCTTGTTCGACGCCGATGACGTGTACGAAGTCGAGGAACTGACGGATAACCCCGACATTTCCGAGTCTGGTATTGCGGCGGTGAAGACCGAGGATGCGAAGTCCAAGAAAGACGAGGGCGGACCTACGCTCGAGGGTTGCTGGGACGCTATCAAAGACCTGTCGGCGAAGTTCGACGCAGCGTTCGGCACGGGCGGCTCTGCTGGGAAGCCCAAAATCAAGGACGGCAACGAGCCCGCGACGGGTATGGAGGTCGAACCATTGAAAATGGAAATCGACAAGTCAAAGCCTGTCAACGCTCAGGACTCGGACGACGAGGATGTGGACAAGGACGACGAGGGCGAAGACAAAGACGGCGAAAAAGCATCCAAGGATGTGAAGGACGCTTACTCTGGCTTTACTCGTGTCGGCGAAAAGAAGGTCATGGACACCGCGACCGCAACTCAGGTTGCTTTCCAGAGCCGCTACGACAAAGTCGCGAATAAGTAAGGAGAGGAGGAAAGAAAACCATGAGTATGATTTACGGAGCAGATGGATATAAGAAACTGCAAGTCGGCTACGAGACCCAGGTCAACGACACTCTGCGCCGCGCTTACGCGGTAGCGAATTCCGAGACCGACGGCATTTTGCCAGGCGACCTGTTGCTCACTTCGAGTGCGCCCCAGGTCTACACCCGCGCGAAAGCGGCTCTTTCGGGCACGCAGAAGGTTGCGGGCATTGCGTTGGCTACCAACGTATTGCTCGACCCGATGTTCCCGCAGTCGCCAGACGGCAAGGTTGTTTTCAAACCAGGCGTGCGTGGCGCGGCTGTGATTCGCGGCTCGATTGCTGTACCGTTTACGGGCACGGCACCAACCGAGGGCGCGGCTGTGTATTACGATTTCACCAACAGAGCGTTTACTGCCACGGCGGGCAGCAACATTTCCCTGCCAGGCATGCGCTTTACTGGACGCACCGAGGGCAACGTGTCCGAAGTGTACGTCCAGTACATTTAAAGGAAGGAGGAGGTAAAAGAGATGTTAACTCAAATCAATTTGAAAGACCGTCAGATGCATGCATCCTCGTTCCAGTACGACCCTGCGGGCATCAGCGTGTTCGACGCGAGCCCCGCTATGGCAAAGAAACTCGTCAGCGACAGACGTCTGCATGACTCGAACTTTGCATTCGTACAGACGTCGCTTGCAAAACTCCACGAAAAGGTTTACGAACCGAAGTGGAATACCACGTACGCCCAGGATATTCCTGTCAAGGTCGGCGGCGGCTTGGTCGACTTTGTGGAATACTACACGGTCGAGTGGGCTGGTCAGGGCGATGAGACCACTCTGGTCGGCAACAACGTGAACCAGGTTCAGCGTGTGAACGCGAAAGCCAACGCGAACAAGGTGGATGTATTCACCTACGAAATCGCGTACGGGCTGAAGTTCATCGAGGTCGAGAAACTGAACAAGGTCAATTTCACGAAATCGCTCGAAGCCATCTACAAGGACGCAATCGTTGCGGGCTTTGATATCTTCGTCAACAAGATTGCGTATCTCGGCGCGAACGGCAACGACGGTCTGTTCACCAGCGACTCGCGCGTTCCTGTTTCGGTTATTCCCGCTGGCACGCTTGCTCCCGCGAGCACGGGCTTTGCGCAGATGACCGACGGCGAGGTTGTGGCTCTCATCAACGGCATCATCAGCGACTCGCTGATTCAGTCCAACATGAACCTCGCCCTTATTCCCGACAACATTCTTATGCCTGTCGAGGATGCGACCGAGCTTACCAGCCGTTTCAGCACGCTGTATACGGCAACGCTCCGCGAGTTCATCATGGGGCACAACATGGGCATCGACGAGTCCATCGCGGCGGGCGTGGAGAACTACCGTTTGAAACTGAAGGGACGTCCTCAGCTCAGCGGCATGGGCACGAACAGCCACGGTCGTATCGTTGCGTACCGCTATGACGAGGATTTCCTGCGTTTGGATATCCCTTACGCCATCAGCCTGTACATCACTCTGCCCGACATCACCAACGCGGAATACGTTTCGCTGTTCGTGGGTCAGGTTTCGCAGATTCAGATGATGTACAACACGGACGCGGCGGACCTCACGGCACCAATCAAGTACTACGACTTTGCTTGATAGGAGCAAAAAAGTCTAACCAAAATTGTTATAATACTCGTAGAGTTTCCTCTACGAGTATTTTATTTTGGTGGGGTATGAGAATAGAGACTTGTTCGCAGTGCGGAAAAGAGTTTGAATCTACTACGAGTTGTAAGGTTTGTCCAGATTGCAGAAAAGATAAGATTTGCATTGTGTGCGGCAAACCTATGAATTGGAGAAGAGATAAATATTGTAGTAAGAAGTGCGCGGTTATCGGATGGACCTCTAATAAGGAAGCGCATGCAAAGATTTCCGAGTCTGTGAAGTTGTATGAAGCAAGCCTTACTGATGAACAACGAGCAGAGCGTTCAGAGAAGTTGTCTCAGATTCATAAAAAGCGTTATGAAGATAATCCGAGTCTGCTTGAGTCTAAACGAAGGAAGATGTTGGAGCATTGGAAGCGAGATGATGGTGGTCATCGAGAGGCATTCTCTATTGGGTGTTCGGACGCGATGTTTCGGAGGTGGTCTGAGGTTGACAGAATAGATTTTTATCGGGGTGTGTATGGTGACTTGCCAATTGAGACCTTGAAGATGCTTGATGATGAGGTTTTGTTGCAGCAGTACGTGGATAGTTTGCCGATTGAAGATCGTACCGCTAGGGTGGTTGCAACGCGTTTAGGTTTGCCGTTGCACGCGATAGCGTCGCGCAGTGAATATGGTACTTTGAAATTGGAGCGTACTCAAAAGAGTTCGTATGAGACTTTGATTGGTTCGTGGTTACGTGATGAGGGGTTGGTGTTCGAAGCGAGTAACCGTACTGTGTTACATGGAAAGGAGCTAGATTTTTATTTTGAAGACGCTAAGATGGCTATTGAGTTCAACGGCTCTTATTGGCACTCTGTCCAGCAGTTGTCAAAGCGTGTTTCAAATCCAATGAAGTATCATCAAGATAAGTCGTTGGTGTGTCGTGAGAATGGAATACGCCTTATTCATATTTGGGATTGGGAATGGGATGATGAGAGGATACGAGAGAGGATAAAATCTCAGGTTTTAGGTTGTTTCGGTCGTTCGAATCGTGTGTTTGCAAGAAAGTGTATTTTACGCGAGTTGAGTCATTCAGAGTCGGAGAAGTTCTTTAAGCAAAATAGTGAGTTTGGTGCAAAGGGCGGTACCATTGTTACTTTTGGTTTGGAGTTTGACGGAAGAATTTTAATGGCTTATGGAGTTACTTTTAAGCAAACAGGTCGTGGTGGGTATGATAGGACGGCTCTCGAGATAGGTCGTTCGGCAACTGCGTTAAATACGGTTGTTGTTGGTGGTGCAAGCAGATTGATGAGGCACGTTAAGGATTGGGCGAGGAGACATTATCCCAGTGTTAAGGAAGTGCATTATTTTGTTGATTTTGATAAGCATGCAGGTACTTCGTTGGCGGCTATGGGAGGAAGGTTTATTGAGGTTACACCACCGAGCGTTCGAATAATGTTTATGAAAGAATGCACGCTATTCAATAAGACAGGTGACTGTTTTATTCCAAGCGTTGGTAAGGTGTATTCAAGAATGCCACAATATCATTCTGCTGTTAAGCACCAGGATGAGATTGGAAATTTACTGACGTTGGCAAATGCGGGCACTTTGCATTATGTTTTTGATTTATAAGTTTGATTTTGTATATGTAGGTAAGTTCGAAGGAGGACTCAAAAGATGTTGAACAAAATCGGGTATATCAACGGAATAAAATTCGATGAGTTGCAGGCTCACCTATTCTCTATTGAAGACCGAAGCAAATATTATTACTATCCCAAGACGCAAGAGTGTGGATACAAGGCGGGCATCGATGATGACTGTCTTTCCGCTATTTCAAAGGCGCACCAGCATTACAACAGTCGGGCATCTCGCTGGACGTGTGATTTCGGTGACTTTGATGAGCTGTTGACTAAGCAGTTCGGCGGTTACGGAAGCGACCCGAAGAAGGACTACGAGGAATGGTTGCCGAAGAAGATTGATGCGGTTAAGCGTGCGATGGCTCACTACGAAGAGCTTGGAGGCAAGTTGGAAATCGTGGTAGAGACGGGTCGGTTTTACGTACTCAAATACGCGGCTACTCGTTACCTCGCCATTCCGAAAGAGTTCGTGGATGTCGAGCGTGTGAACAACTATGACGACTTTACTGTCGGGGACATAAGCGCGATGCTTTCGGGCGGCAATCCCGTTGACGTGGAAGGCGGTGGGCTTGTGTTGGCGAACACGGAAAGTGCGTTAGGCTTGCCCACAACGGTTCATATGTGCGAGGTAAGAAGCAAGCACGCGGAGATGCAGAAAGAGCTTGAACGTGCCGAGGCTGAGGCGAAAGAGAAATATGAGCTTGCGCGGAAAGAAATGGAACGCAAGATGCAGGAACTGAAAGAGAAGCAGGAGTTGCAGCTTGCGGAACTGCGACAGCGCGTGGACAAGATGAAGGACTCGATTTTCATGTTAGAGCTCAACATTTTCGCGTTGCGTTCATTGTTTGGAGAGACCTTTACTTTGACCCAGTTGAGAAGGGGTAAGACGAGCAACAGTCCGCTGGTGCTTTATCAGAAGTTCAAGTTTCTTGATGAAGAGTTCGCATTGCTGGCGGTGAAGGAGTTCGGCAGGTTCGACGGCAATCACGGAACAACGACCGAGATTTTCAAGAAGCAGTGCGTATTGGACGTGTTCGCTCCGAGTGAGAAATGCATCACGTTTTTCCGCACGTCGAAGGACAAGAAGTACTTCGCATACGATTCTGAAATCGACGGACTGAAAGCGTTGGAATATTACCATGAGAATCAGGTCGGAATGATTATCCGCAATGGCGAGAACATCTGGCTGAGCTTTATTGACGAAGAGGTGTTCGTTGAGGACAATCTGTTCGAGTCGGCGGCTACGTGGGCGGAAGCGGAGAGGAAAATCAAGCCCGACTGGAAAGGTGAATACGACTACAAGAATGATATAATCGAACCAGGAAAAACGAAGTTACGCGACCCTGTCGTAAAGAAGGCAATCGATAAGATGATGCTTTTCTACATTATCGAGGGTCTGGTTCAAAGCACCAACATATTTACTGAGCTGAAAGATGTCAATCTGCGCGTGCCGTCCGATAAGGTCATTTTCTCGTCTGCGGACGCACAACTGACGTCAAATAAATATCCTGATTTCAAGACGTATTTTTCGCAGTGGCGTGATCTCGGCAAGGAGGGTGATGTTCGAATCGGGGACACGATTCTCATCGTTGAACGCGCCGCCGCAAGTCATTATGATTATACGTGGAAGCAGGAAGAGCACCGCTCTCGCGGATATGAAAATCGTGCGCGTGATGCGGAAGACATTAAGCCAGGCTTGCATCAAGTGAGCTACATTGAAGTGCACGACTGTTGGTACGAGCAGATGGTGGATAAACCGCCGTACAGAACGGCTGAGCAAAATAACGGCACACCGATTTACTATCAAAAGCGAGTCGATGTTGACAAGAAGGACGAGCCAAATGTGGTGTACCGTCCAGATGTGAAGTTCTACGTTTCCGTCAAGAGGCATCCGTCTGACTGGGAAAGGATGGACCGCTGGGGCAATATGCCCTCTCGCGTAAACAATGTCAACTTGCGGGTGTACAACGAGGACTTTTGTCCTGTGGCGTTCATCAACTCAAACTACGTTTTGTCGTGGATGGAGCAGAAGAACATCGGGGATTGGTACAAGGGGAACTACGTGTATCTGGTTGAGAACATTTTTCACTCATTGTTGAAGATGTTGCGCGGTCGTGAGGAACGAGAGAACACCATGATACGGGTTCACATTCCAGAGTTCGAAGGAACGCCCGACGAGCTGGACGCTGTGACGGAGTGGAAGAAGACACACGTTGTCAGAAACTTTACTGAATGGCAAGCAAAAAGGTTTGCGCGGTGGTATATGGAGAGCGGGAGGTGCAACAATGAAAAATAAAACCATCGAAGATTTAAGAGAGGTTGATGTGCGGCTTGACTGCCGTTGCGCCGAGTGTGGAGAGATACTAATTGTAAATCATCGAGTTGATGAGGCGCGAATGATACGAGACTTCATATCGTCTAAGGACGGAAGTCGGCATTACTGTTTGAAGTGTGTGGCGGAGTTTGCTAATCAAAGAGACTCGGAGGAGTAAATGAAAAAGGAACTAATACTTATTGACGCATCGTGGGTCATCCACCGTATGTGGCACGTTCATCAGGACTTGCAGGTGACACTGCATAACGGCACGGTGCTGAAATCTGGGCATTTGTATGGTGTCGCTCGGCTGTTGAAGTCACTGAACACGAAGCACCCAGAGGCGGACATCGTATTCTGTCTGGACGGCGTGGCTGTTCACGGCACGAGCCTTAATCCAGAGTACAAAGCGAATCGCGGGCACGGCACGGTTGCAACGGCGTTTGATGACTTGGGTGTCATTGCTGAGTGTGCGGCGGCGTTTGATCGCACGCAAATTGCTTTCCACCGCGCTCTGGAAGCGGACGAAGTTATCGCGTATATGGCGCAGATGTGGCAGTCGGAATACGAGCGCATCATCGTGTATTCTGCGGACGGGGATATGTTGCAACTTCTCGCGGCGGGTGACAACATCTTTATTGCGAAGGAGTTCGATACCGACGGCAGGTTGAAGTTGGTCGATTTGAAGACTTACTACGAAGACCCGAAATACACCGATAAGTTTCTCGGTTGCCGTATCGACGCGTTGCCGCTGTACAGGGCGATGGTCGGGGACAGTTCGGACAATCTGCCAGGGTTTCCGCGCATCAGAAAGAAGGTGGCAAAGGAAATTGCGGAGAAGTACAACACTGTGGACGCGATTGCAGCGGGATGTAAAGATGGCGACCCTCTGTTCCCGAAGGGGTTTGAGGGATTCCTCTCGACCCTGTGCACGAACTACGAAATCATGAAACTGCCGACAGTTACGGACTTGGCGTTGCGCGGTCATCTGCCGAATCTTTACAGCAAGGACGGAGATGAGGAAGCGCGTTGCCTGTTCTCGTTGTATAGGATAAGGTCGGTAAGCCCAGTCGAGACGCACGTCGTGACCGAGGAAGCCGAGGACGGATACCTGCGGGTGCGCGATACCACTAATGAGAATTGGAGGCATCCGAACAGCGTATTGAAGGGTTGAAATGGCAGAGCAAGAACTACTTGAAATTTTAGAGGCGCACTTCGGACGCCCTAAGGTAAAGGGGAACTATGCGTATATATGTTCCCCTTTTAACCCCGATGACAAGAATCCGTCTTGCTCGGTTTTGCTCCGCGACACGGAGAAGTTCACCGAGGGTTTCTTTAAGGACTTTTCGACAGGGAAGTCTGGCAACATTTACAAGTTGCTAAACATCGAGCACGACTTTGGTCTGCGCAAGAAGAAAAAGAAACTGCCCACGCTCAATTCGCCGTCTGTCGCGAAATTTCATATGTCGCGATTTGAGTACACACCATCGAAGTATCTGTTCTCTCGCGGCATCTCGTATGAGGTGCAGGAGCAGTTTCGGGTTCACGAATACGATGACCGAGTTTCGATGCCAGCGTTCGATAAGGACGGGTACTTTATGTATGATGTATCACGCCTTATTCATGAGAAGGGGTATGCGAACTCAGCTCCGACGGACGCCGTTCCCGCCCTCACGCACACGTTGCGCCCGACCGATATGGTGTTCGTGTGCGAGTCTATGATTGATGCCTACACGTTTTGCACAGTCGGCTTTAAGGCGATTGCTTTGAACGGTGCGGGCAACCACAACGGACTGGTGGAACTGTTCAAAGAGCACTACGGCAAAATAGTTCTAGCCCTCGACCCCGATAAAGTTGGGCGGGATAACGCCGAGCAAATTATGGAAAAGTTGGCTAAGAAAGACGTTGCAAACTTAGAGTTGCCGTTCGACGTTAACGAGTGCTGGACTCGTATGCTGGCGGTGATGGACTTTGACACAGCGCGTGAGAAGTTTCGGGCGTTCATCTTTCGGCTTTTGGGTATGGAACAGGTATGATGAAAATCGTACCTGTTTTTGTATATGTAAGCACCAAATCAAAGGAGAATTGAACAATGACACTCAACGAATTTATGCAGCTCATAAAGTGGGCTAAGGAAATCGGGATTACGACTCTCGGTCAACTGAAACAATTTAAGGATGCCTATACGGACGGGACGAACAACGACCTTATTAACAAGGTGCACGGTTGTTTCGTACATAATATCACGTTCGAAGACCTCACGGAGGTGAAAAGATGACCGCCGTAGGCATGCGGGTTCGTCTTACCATGTATCAATGGTGACGGTTCTTTCCTCGCATACCGAGGAATATGAGGTTTGAAATAAATAATTTTAATTAAAATATTTTTTCATGTAAACGCTTGCAATCTTAAATAAAATGTGCTATATTAGGCACAAGGTTGGAAGTGATAAACACCCAAACCTCAAAGGAGAATCGAACATGAACAAGGAAAGAATTTCAGTAGTAAGCAAAGACGCGGTGTGGGCGTTGGCAAACAGGCTTTTCCCCACGGACTACGACAGGGACGCGCAGAGAAGTGAAAACGCAGGGTATGACATCTATGCGTGCAGCACTCAGACCGAGAACAATTGGATTTGCGATTTGGGTGACAGGCTGGAAATCAATCTCGGCGCGGACACCATCAACATCTGGATTGAGAATCCCGAGCTTGAGGCGGCTACGAAAGAGATTGAGCAGTTGCGCGAGGTTTGTATGAACCAGGTGCACAATGTGACCGAGCTGTCGGAGCAAGTTGCGGCGCGTGACGCCATCATTGCGGAAAGAGACAAAGAAATAGTGGAACTCAAAGCAAAACTGTATGACCTTATTGTGGGAGGTAAGAACTAATGAAGACGCTTGAAAGAAAAGGAAAGAGACTCATCTGCACAAACGAAGCCGAGTGCCGCGCTCTGGAAGAGTGCGGCGGGTGCACCGAGGACGGGCGTGAGTGTCCATTCGCTAAGGTCGAGACAATCGTTGAACCGATTTACGAGATAACGACCTGCTGTAAGAAGTGCGGCAAAATGATGCCGAAGACCAATCCGTTCATCAAAGAGAACAAACTGATTTTGGTCGACGAGTGCGAGCACTGCTACCGCCGCAAGCCCGCCATCAGCGAAGAGTTGGCGGTGCAGTTCCCGAACCTCACAGCCTTAATCAAGGAGCTGAGCGCGTGGACGTTTGACCTGTTGGACGACGGATTTATCCTCGATATGGAAAGCCGTTTCCGTTTCAAGTTCAAGGCGGACAAGAAGCACATCACAATCTGGGACGAGAACGAGGCGTTTAACATCAACGTGGACGAGGAAGATATGGCAATTTGCCACGCGGGTGCAAAGGAGTTCGGCGCGGAATACAAGAAGCCCGAAAGCACCATCGAGAAGATTCAGGGACGTCTGCTGGAAGCCCTCAAGAAAGACACGGGGAAAGACCTCGTACTCGAGTGGGAAGACGGCGTAGTGATGTCGGCGTGGTTTTAAGAAGTGGCGGCGGGCGAGAGCTCGCCGCTTTCCTTATTATGGCCGTATTTGTATAAAGGATTAGGCGGGTTCGCCAAGGAGGAATTATCATGACGAGGTTTCAGGTATTTGAAACGAAAGAACAGGCGGAGGAGTGCGTAAAGAAAGACGGCGGCATCCTCTGCGACAAGAACGACGAGGATTATGATGCATGCGTTTATCTCGGAGGGCTGGACAGCAAAAAGTATCCGTACTGCGTTGTCTGGAAGGGGGTGTGATATAATAAGGGTTGAACCTTTGCAGTGGTTCAAAGACAACGCTATGGAATACGTGGAGATGGTTACATGTCGCAGGTGTTCGCGAGCTTTTGAAGTGACGTGAGCAAGAACGAGGAAACGGCGGACGAAATAGAGTGACAAAGGTGTATAGGGTAGCATGGACGAAAGGATTGTAGACACTTCAATATTAAGCGTTGACCAAAAGATGTGCTGGGACGCCCTCAATGCTGGGGAGAACTTGTTTGTAACCGCACGCGCGGGTGCTGGCAAGTCTTTCCTTATTGACTTCATACGAGCGAACTACAAGGGTCGAGTATTGACGACGGCAAGCACGGGCATCGCGGCGAACAATGTCGGCGGGCGCACGTTGCACTCGCAGTTCCTCATCAATCCCAGTGCGCCGAACGCAAAGGAGAGCGCGAATAAGGTTGATGCTGGTAAGCGGGGTTGGGCTGTCCGTTCGGCAAAGTTACTCATAATCGACGAGATTTCGATGGTGTCGGACGCTCTGCTCGAGTGTGTGAGCGAGATTTGTAAGATGGTGAGGGATTCCTCACTTCCGTTCGGCGGGGTTCAGGTCGCGCTGTTCGGTGACTTTTTGCAGTTGCCACCTGTGTTTAAGGGCACGTCAGCCAACGATAAAATCTGCTGGGACTGCAAGTGTTGGAAAGAGGCAAACATCAAGACGATGCTTATGACATCGAATTTCCGTCAGTCTGGGGACGACGAGTTCTACCGTATCCTTACTCGGTTGAGGTACAACAAGTTGAACGCGCAGGACATTGCACGTATCAAGTCGCGCGAGGTTCCCGCCGATGACACGGCAATTCGGCTGTTCTCGACCAACGCAGAGGTTGACCAGTACAATGTGTTCAAGTTCAACAAACTTGACCCCGCCACGGAGCGAAAGTTCCGCGCGGATTCCTACGGAGACGAGAACCTTATTCGAGCGTATTGGAAAGACTCGCTAATTCCAGAGGAGTTGGTGTTGCGTGTCGGTGCGCGGGTGATGATGTGTAAGAACAAGGACGTTGACGGAGGGTATCTGTTCAACGGCTCTCTGGGTGAGGTCATCGGGTTCTCTGGCATTGGAACGGAGGATGAGGGGTTCGGGCTTTCCGATACCTACGGCAATCCCATCGTGCGGTTTGACAGCGGCATCGTGTACACGGTCGAAGAAGAGACCATCTTTAATCCGACCGAGAAAAACGAGCGCGGAATTGACGTCACGCTTGCAACTATCAACCAGTTGCCGTTGCGGTTGGCTTATGCTATAACCGTACATAAATCACAGGGCACGTCGGTTGACGCGGCATTTATTGATTGCTCAAGGATGTTTATGAATGGGCAAGTATACGTTGCGTTCAGTCGTGTGCGCTCGTTGGATGGTCTTTTTGTTACGGGTTTTAATCCTCATGCGAAGGCTACTTTTTCGAACTCTGAAATTGTGGATAGGTATGTGGTAATGGAGCAAGAAGCGTTCGAGCGAAACTCTGAATAATGACGGTACATACATCTCTGATTGTTATTTTAACTATGAAGAAGATTTGTGTGCATTGCGGCTCTGAGTTTGATGTTAGGAATATGAGAGTTACTTTGTGTCCATCGTGCGTTCATGCGATGGACACTTGTCCTATTTGCGGAAAAGAGAAGAGTATTTGGAAAGGCACGTGTAGTCGTTCGTGTGCGGCAAAATTGCAGTGCATGAATAGCAACCCCCTAAACACTGAGAAAGCAATTGAGAAGAGGAAACAAACGTGCATGGATAAGTACGGCTCTACTGTGGCGTTGTGGGGTTCTAATAAGGAGAAAACCTTACAAAGAAACAGGGAGCGGTTTGGTGGAAATAGTCCATTTAGCAATGTGGCTGTTCAAAAGAAGGCTCAGGATACATGTGTCGCGCGGTATGGTGTTCCGTTCGGGGGTGGCAGTGAGGAGGCACTTATGAAGAAGCGTAAAACTATGCTTGATAAGTATGGGGTCGAGCATAACAAGCATATTCATATGCGGAATGTGGATGACTTGACAAGGGAGTTTATCGAGGCGCGTTTTGTGGATGAAAGGAAGCACGTTGATTTCGATAGTTTGATTGATTATTTTGGCTTTAGTGGAAGTGGTCATGCACGTCGTGCTTTGGCTCGTTTGGGGGTTGATTGGGTCAGGAATTATCAGGCGCAGCAGAGGGAGCTTGAGGATTTTGTTCGGTCTGTGTGTGGTTGCGATATTGATGTAAACACACGTACGTTTATACCGCCGCTTGAGTTGGATATTTTGATTCCAGATAAGTTTGTTGCTTTTGAGTATAATGGGACTTACTGGCATTCTGATGAGGTGTTGCTTAAAAAGAAGGGGATGACCTCAGATGAGTTTAACTCAATTAAGTTGGCTCGGTGCGCGGAAAAGGGAGTGCACCTTTATTTTATAACAGAGGACGCTTGGGTAAATCGTAGAGATGAGACGGAGCGTTTTGTAATTGAGGTGCTGAAATGAAATTGACGAAAAGACTCCGCAGAAAGATAAATCGCAAACTGAAGTCGAATTGGACACAGGAGAATCTGCTGACGGCGGCGTTCAAAGCGCAAGTCGAGGCACAGCTCACGTCGCGCATTCGCAAGGCAAAATCATACGAAGAGGTTGATATGATTTTGCACGAGTTTACCATAAAGCCGTTGAAGCAATCCATCCTCAACCTGTCGAACTCGACTTTTGCAAAGTCGGGCAAGGAGTTCGAGTTGATTGTCGGCGCGTTCATTCAGAATCCACGGAACAAGTACTTGAATTTGCGGGCGAAAAATCTGCTGAACAACAAAGAGGACTACGACAGGTTCATGGAGGCGTTCAGGCATAACGTGTCCTTAATCAAAGACCTGCCGCAGGACATCGCGCTCGATATGGAAAGGGCGTATAAGAGAGGGACGGCGTTTCGCGGTACGGAGTTTGCCAAAGAACTGACGGAGCGACTGGGCAAGCGAGCGCGGGTAATCATCCGCACAGAGTCTGCAAAAATCACCTCGACGCTTACCCAATTACGTATGCAGAAAATCGGACTGAACGCTTACATCTGGTCGACAAGCGAGGACTCGCGGGTGCGTAGTTCCCACTCTATTCTGGACGGGGTGCTGTTCTTTTGGAATGACCCGCCAACGATTGACAACTACCAGAACCACTGCGGTCGGTTCATTAATTGTTTTAGTGGTGAAACAGAAATAAAAACTCTCTACGGAATAAATAAGGTTTACCGCAGAGAGTATGAGGGGGAAGTCTTTGATTTAACTTTCGATGATGGCATTACCGTCACTGTTACACCTAATCACCCATTCGTGACTCCAGTCGGTTTCCATTCGGTCAAGGAGTTGGAAGAGGGGGACTATGTTATAGGGAGTCGCGGATTTGCTCATGGGAACAATGTAGATGACCTTGTAATTTCCTTTGAGCAGCTCTTTAAGTTTTTTGCCTTTATGTGTGCTGGGCATCTTGAAAAGGAATTGAGCAACGGGTTCGACTTCCACAATGACGGAATCGTTGATAAAGAGGTCGACATTGTATCCGTAGATAGCTTTTTGCGGAGTGACTTTATATCCGAACTTTTCAAATTCCTGTCGGACTTCGTTTTCAAAGAATCCGATGTGCGCGTGCATAGTTCCGTTGACCTCTCTTTTAAGGGCGCGGGCGTGGAGTTCGTCAGCGGTGTACTTTCTGCCGCGCAGAGTCTCATTGGCAGATTTGGTGAGCTGTTTGAGTTGGTCTTGCGGTGTGTTTTGGAATCTGATAATGTTGGCTTGGCTACCAGTACGCTCTTTGATTCCGTTGTTGTTGAGCAGTCTCACAATAACTCCACGGTCGACGTTGAATTCTTTGGAAAGGCTGAGAACAGACTGACCTTTATTAAATTTGTCAATAATTTTATTCGAGGGGAGTTTGCTTTGCGCAGGGGGGATGTTGAGTGTGAATGGGAGTCCGAGACGAATAAATCCATTCTTGAGCGTGTCGCTCTTGCATCCAAGGATGGAAGCGACCTTGCAAATAGGGATTCTATCGATGGTGTGCATTTTGTGCGCCTTGTGAAAAAAGTCAGAAGAATAGATTCTTTGTTTGTTCATAACATTGAACATTATACTGGAATTTATCAACTTTGTCCAGCGATTTTTGTGGGAAATTGTCGGTGCGTTCCGATTCCAGTGGCATCGCTTGACGACATTCAATTTCCCATCAAAGTGGCTCGCGGGCTGAACATTCAAAGCCACTGGATAAAGGGTGGCAAAGGAAAGTACGAGACCAAGATTGTCGATGGGGCAATAATTACGTATACGCGCGAACAATTTATCGCGGAGTTTGGTAAACAGTTCTCGTAGCGGTTGTACTTATTAATGAGGGTTGCAAGAAGAATGAATAATTTAGACCTTAAAGATGAGATTATGAATTGGAAAGAACACTTGCCGCTTGCGGTGGGGACTGTGGTCTGGTTCATTGATAGCGAGGGCAAACTCTGGGAGACGAAAATTGCTGAGTTTGTCATTGGAGACCGAGTTCGGTTTCGCCTTGAAAAGAACAGCACATATTTGACTGCGCTTTCCGCGCTCGGCAAGACGGTGTTCCTGTCGAAATCAGACGCGGAAGCGAAATTGAGGGAGAGAAATGGATAGGAACACGCTCATCGAGACTTTAATGGGAATGCGCATTCAGCTCCGCGCAAGCGGTGATTCGCGATACGCGGATTTTCCGACACCCGACTTTGCAGCTCAAATCGCTGATGCTCTGCTCTTGCTTTGGAATGAGGAGAAAGAGCTTGCGACAAAGGAGAGTGCAGCCGCCTTAGTGGAAGCGAACAAGCAGATTGAGAACTTGCGTGCTATGCTCGCCGACCTGTTGAACCTGCACCCCGCTGACACGTGGTCTGAGGACGATGGCGATGTGTTGTGGTGGCGTTTGCCGATTGAGGAGCCACCTTACTGTGGCACACCGCTTGACACGACGTTTCCGCGCTACGCCACACACTGGTCGCGCATTCCAAATGTGAACGAGGAGGGAGAGGATTTTGACAGCACTGATTTTGATTAACATAACGTCCACGATTTTACTCATGTATCTGATATGGTTCGGGGTTTCTGGCGGCTTGCGCCGTTTGATTGAGAGGTCAAATGAGCGAAGCCGTCTTTATTCCATCCCTCGCAGCGTGACCCGAAAAATGATTGCGAGCGGCGGTGCGCTTGACATTGCAATGGGTTTTATGGAAACGAGTTGCAAGTTATGCCATTATCTGCGTGGCGATTATGACGTGGATGACTTCTTTGAAATGGAGTTCTTGCTGTCGGACTATGTGGAAAGTTTGCCATTGTGGAACGCCATGCTTGCGGCTTTAATGTTGGAGAAGAGGCACTTGAAATACCTGCGCAAGTATCCGCATTATCTTATGATTTTTGAAATTGACTTTTCGTGTGTAGCGGGTCTGGTGCGCCGTCTTTCCAAAGAGCACCATATTTTTGTATAGTTAAACGAGGTGTTTTATGAGCTTTAATGTTACAGGTCAGCGTTCGCTGTTCGGTGGCGCGGCAAAAGATGGAATCGTTCGTGAAAGGCGTGACGGCTTTACGCTGTGCCGCTACTCTATAACGGCGTTTGAAAACTTGAAGAAGACGGAAATCGAGATGCCCTCGTGTGAGAATAAGATGTTCTCGTTTTTTCACACGAACAAGATTCGGTTTGCAGTCCACTATCCGATATGGAAGGATGACGACCATGAAACGGACTACAATTTCAGTTTCGCGCTGTTCGATGCGTTCGGCAACATTACGACGCTTATCGATATTGACGAGAGCGACCTCTGCCAAGACGACGGTGACCGCTCTTACATACCGAAGAACGCCGAATACCTTATTTATGGCAAGAGCCAAATAACGGAGCTGTGCAACTATCTGTTGCTCAAGCGGTCTGGGGTGTCGGTTGACGAGGTGGTGGAGAACTCGTTGGCGTTGTGCCGCAAAGAGGGATTTCCTTATCCGACGCTCGACCCGCTCAAACTCAAAGAGAGCTGGCTCAACCTGTGCGGGTTGCACTCGCCGCAGAGCAAGACCTCGACCACGGGCAACGATATTATGCGGCACTTCCACCAAAGCATTTACGCGTACCGTTCGGGTGATACGCCGTCCTTGCTCGAAGCGTGGGAAGACGACGAGATTCTGCGCAAAATCATCAAGAACAGGATACTTTATTCTGGCGTGAAGATTATCAACGGGAAGGCATTCGTAACGCCGCAGACCGTAGTCTTAGGTCTGAACCAGGCAAAGGTGGCGGCGAAGATATCATTATTCCGACCCGCACTGGCACGGTACCTCATTGAGAAATACCTCGGCGATAAGGAATATATCTACGACGCGTTTCAAGGTTTTCTCGGTCGCGCTCTGGGTGCTGGCTCTCTGGGCAAGAAGTACCGCGCAGGGGACATCAATGAGACAACGCTTGCAGAGGTAAAAGCGGGATGCGAGTTCTTAGGAGTGGACATTCAAAACTGTCTTAATGACGCGTGGAACGAGGGGATTGAAGACAAGTTCGGACCTGTGGATTTTAACAAGGTGGGGATGTTGACTTGCTCGCCGTATGGCGTTGGAAAGAGGGAAGTTGAGCGCGAGCTGTCAAACGGCGTTAAGTACAAGATTTACGAGGGCGCGGCAATCGGTGCAAAAGAGAGTTGGAATGACTCGTTTACAGACTCGGTGTACACGTACGACTGGGTGGAGCGAACCATTTTACTCAACCCGCATATTCAGCGGTTCGTGTTCGTGCTTGACAAGGCGGGGCAGTTTGAGGAGTTTGTAGCCGAAGAAATCATCACGGACACTGTGTTTGCACTTGTTCGTGAGCCTGTGGTGGTGATTGACCGCGACAAACTGCGCCCCGAGCATTTTCTGCACGGCGGCAAGTTGTGGGAGCAACAGCTCTGATGGCTACGCGCTCGGAATTGAACTCAACCTTATTCTTTTGTAACCGTTGCGGAAAGATTGTCGCAAGATATAATGAGGTTTTGGGGTATAAGCAACTGAGCGAGTTTGTGGAGGTTGAAAAGGGTGCGCCCGAATGCGACCAAGCAAATACGCATCTTTATTGCGTTGAGTGCGCGGCAAAGGAGAACATCAAATGAAGACCTATTATCACGCGACAGAACTATCCAACTTGGACTCAATCGTCTGCAACGGGCTTGAGCTCCGCAACATGGAGAAGTTGGTGTACCTGTGCGAGAAGCCAGAGGATTGTCTCAAATTCGCTCTGGTTCACGGCGTGCAGGGTGAGGTGCTAGTCCTTACTGTGGAGATGGACGAAGCAGATGTCGTTGAGACGTTTGATCACAGTGAGGCGTTTTTCAAGTGTCGGTGCTGGGGTTCTACTAAGGCAATCCCGACGTTTAAAATCATCGAGTATAAGAAATACACGATTGGAAACGGGAAATGATTATGAAGCGCGGGCAGTCTTACTGTATTGCTAAACTCCGACGGTACGCATATGCTTTATGAGGAAGAACAAAAATGAAAGACAAACAAGAGCAGATTGAGAAAATGGCGAAAGCGATGTATTTTAACATCGTTTGCGGAAACAAAAGTTGCAGCAATTGCTACGAAAAAGACACATGCAGAGACCACAATTGTGCAACAAGATTATACAACCAGAGCTACCGCAAAGCAAGCGATGTAATCGATGAGTTTATGGAAAGGTTGAGAAAACGGTTTGAGCAGACCGAAACAATCGCAAATTGTTTACATGGACGGACAAATACTGAAATTGACGGCATTATCAAGATAGTCGCCGCCGAAATGCGTCAGGCGGATTTGAAAGGAGATAAAAAAGGTGTATAAACAGATTGCTGAATAAAAGGAGCAAGAACACTGGTCGAGAAATTGTGCAAAATGTGGAACTTGGCATAAGAGGTCTATGAGGACGGAAAGAGGAGGGATAAGGATGTTGAACGCAAGTGAGGCAAATATGCGGGCAAGAGAGATTTCGGAGCGGTCTCAGGAGCGGCTTGAGAAGTTGCTGAACGATTCAATCGAGCGTGCAATTGACCAGACCGAGAAAAACATTGAGGAAGCGGTTGAGCGCGGGGCGTTCTCGTGTGACTCGCCAAACCTGTGCGGATCGGAGTTTACCGACGGAATCGCGCTGTCGATTGATGAAATAGAAGACACTTTGCGAGAAGCCTTAATATCGCATTTCAAGCCACTTGGTTACACGTTCGACGGTCTTGGGTGTAACTACCTCAAAATCATATGGAGATCGGAAAAAGAATGAGAAAGCGGTACGGAGATATCAAAAAGAGGCTTATTCGGACTCAGGGCATTGAACTGAACAATCCGAATATGCTGTACATTTTCACCGTTCGGGCTGACGGGTACGACGCGCAGCAGATGGAGAAATTGCGGCAGTTTTCGAGTATGCTGACCTCTCTGGGTGTTGCTCGGTTCGCGTTGCAAGTCGCGGGCAAAAACGGCGAGGACTGCATTGAGGTCTTACGGGTGGAGAGCGCAAAGGATTGAGCGGTCTGGCGTATACGTAACCATCAAAGGAGGATTGAACAAATGGGCAGTTTCAGTTGGAACAGAGCGGACAAGTTGGGCAAGTACGAAAACATCTACGGCGGGTGCGCGTTCAAGTTCCTTATTCCTAAGGAGTTCGGCGGCGGGTTTATCCGCGACCATTATCAGGATTACGGAGACCTCGGACCGCACGCGGACGAGCATTCGTGCGCCAAATATGACATTCACGAGATTCTGGCGTTTTGGAATCACGAGGCTGTGAAGCCGATGAGCACGAACAGCACGCGACAGGAAAAGGAGTTCAAGGTCGGCGCGGAGGTCACTCTCAACCTTGGAAGTGACGAGAGCAAGTGGCTACCCGAAATCTGGAAAGAGAACGGGCGCAAGTTCATTATCACCCACGAGTTGCGACCTATGTACAAGTTTGAGAAGCGCAAGTTCCTTATTTCCGCGCCGCTTGACAACATTCCGTTCGAAGAGAACTGCTTTGACCGCGAGACCAAGTACATTCCGCACCCCGCGCAGGGTTTGCTCTATGACGGGGACGTCATGCCGATGATGCCCGAACACAGCCGTTACACCTCGCACAATCGAACGCTTGGCATTTATCTTTATAATGAGGAAGTGGAGGCGGCGAAGAAGCGGCTTGAGGCTGAGGGCGTGTTGGACTATTGGAAACGACCCGAAACGCACCGCGAGTTCTATATGAAGTACCCGCCGAAGTTGGTTTCGGTCGGCTTTCAAGGAACGTACGAGGATTGCGAGGGGTACAGCGTTAGCGACCCAGACCAGGGTTTCCACCCTCGCGAAAGGAGAGTAGACCCGCCAATTCATAAACCGAGGTAATTTGTGAAGAGCTTTATTACGAGAAAATTGGAGCAACTTTTAGAGCGACTTTTTACGAGTCGCTCTGAGTTCTATACATTCGAATGCACCATCGGGTGGTACGGCAGTGAGGTTGTGGACTGCATTATGTACAACTGCAACCGCGAGACGGTGTGTTACGAGATTAAGTCCTCTGTCGCGGACTTTCGCTCTGGTCACGCATGGACCTTTATTGGCAACAGGAATTATTTTGTAATGCCGTTGTCGGTCTATGAAAAAGTCAAGGACGATATTCCGAAGCACGTCGGCGTGTACGTGGCGATTGACCGAGCGGAGCAGATTTCCGAACAGACGCCACGAGGCGTTCAATACCGCGCGGAGTTCATTGATGGGTTGCGTTCCCTGCATTGCATAAAGTCGTGTAGAAAGGTTGAACTGCGGGCGGACAAGGAAGTCATTCTATCTTCTATGCTGAGGTGTATGCAACGTGACCGCGCTCGCGGGTATGTTCTGCCGCCGTTCGATGATCCCGCCGAACAAGAGAAACAAATCGAAGACCCAACGTTTGATTAACTGTATACATACTTGAAGGCAGGAGGAACGAATATGTGCAAGTTTTTTCGGTGGGTCATCTCGAAGTTCAGCAGGAAGCCACGATGCTGTCACTGCTATCGTGTTCTGACTGCGGAGGAGATTTACTACTACGGCAGGAGCTGTGAAAAGTGCGAGCGCAAATGGCTCGCCAAAGACAAGTGAGGTTGGTATGGTCGGTGTAAAACTGATTGGAATAACGGAAGCGGATAACGGGGACGCAATCTACGAGCTTGCCCTTACTCCGCAAGCGCAGGAGCAAATCTTTCAGGAGATGGAAGAGTTCGACAAATGATTTACACCGACGGCGTTCACTTGATAAGCGATGAGCGTGAAGAAGTACTTCACGCTTTTGCGCTGTCAATCGGTCTGCGCCGCGAGTGGTATCAGGACGCGCCAGAGCATCGACACCCGCATTACGACTTGACAACGAAGCGCAAGTTAAACACGGCTCTCGCCGCTGGTGCGGTGCTGGTGTCCTCTCGTGAGCTGGTTTCAATTCTCAGAAGCAAGAAGTGAGCGGCTACTCGGTTATGTTAATAAATGGAGGCTCAGATGGATAAAGAAGAAATTATCGAGAAAGGAATGACAAAGCGCGACGCTTTGAATTTTCTCATTGTTGACGAAACCGAAGCAATTTCGGGCTATGATAAAGTTTTGAAGGCGTGCGATTGGGACGAGTCTGACCGCATTGAGCTGGAGCGACTTCGCAATGCAGAAATCGACCACATCAGCGATTTGAGCAAGATTTTCAATAAGCACTCTACTGCCAAAATCGTGGGCACGGACTCGGTGGATAATTCCGACTTTCCAACTGAGGGTGAGCAGCCTGTGCAGGATGCACGCCCTACTGAAAAGTGGCGTATGCACCAGGCTCCGTCTGGGTACTACTATTTTAAGGCACCGAACGGCGAGACCTATAAGGAAAACGGCACCGAGGTTCGGTTCGGGTCTAAGGTTCCCGCTGGCGAGTTTTTCGTCACCACGCTGTTCAACAAGTCGCTGTGGGGTGACGAAGTTCCAAAGGTAATCAAGGACGCGCCCGCCGCAGGTAATGTTGTCAAGGTTGACGGGGGCTGGGCAATCACATCGGACAAGGGATGGTGGACGAGATACAGTCCGAATGGGTTTATCAAGTTCAGCTCTACTCCGTTCGCCGAGAAGACGGTGTTCACCACCGAGGACGAGGCTCGCAGGGTTGCGGCGGAGATGTTGAAGTCTGTGTACGGCATTGGTGATTCGGCTTTCTCGGATTATATGGCAAAAGGCTCTTTCGGAAGCATTGGAGAGCTTAAAAGTCACTACGTGGGGGCATCGCTCCGTCCACGCAGCGACGGTATGACTGTCATACTTAAGAGTGGGGCGGAACTCGAATACGCGTACGGTGATGGTGGTACTCTGATTTTTATCCGAGGACGAAACTAGTACGTTATTTTAGGTAGGAGTGAATCGATTATGAAATACAAAGTTACCTTGAACGATGGCATTGAACTTTTAATCACGGCAGACAAAGAGGTCGACGCTGTTCGTCAGGCAAAAGATATAAAGGACTCTATCGCGGCGGGTGTTTCCGCGCGTGGCGTGAAGGATTCGAGCAACGTTCGCGACTGGGCGATTTCGCCAGGAAAATCGTACACCACAAGGGACGGGCATACTCTGACTGTGAAGGGCGTGGAGGCTACTGTCAGCGAGTACAACGGAGAGCCAAATCTGCGCATCCAGTACGACTTTGTGAAGAAAGACGGGCAGCGCGGGTCGAGTACCTGTTCATCGCGGGACTTCTTTAATATGATGGTGGGTAAATAACCACTTTCAACATTCCATTTTCGATTTTAACCGCCATACTATAGTATGGCGGGTTTTTCAAAATGAATTTGTAAATAAAATATATAATCTGCCAAAGACACCCGAGGCGGTGTCTGAGTTTCTCAACTCTTATTATGATGAGGTTCAACCTAACGGAAAAATAAAGCGGCGGCAAATGTGGGAGCGGTTCGAGGCACCGTATGTAAGGGTTACCAACCACTATGTGAGAGGGACGGACGATGATGAGGCTGATATATATCTGTATGCGCACAAGTTGATTTCTCGGTGCGTTCTGAATGAGGTTGCTCCGTACTTTGAGTCTGACGGGCAACTCTTTTCATACTTCCAACTGATGGTGAAGAACACTCGCATCAACAATTCAATCAAGGCGGAGAAGCAATCATTTTTATTGATAGGCGACTTGGTCAAAGATGAGGACGCGGACGAGCAGGACTACTCGAACTTTGAGGAGAAGGTGCTGGGCACTGGCTCAGAAGCAGAATATAAAGAGAGCCTTTCCAACGTGTACGATATGATTGATGAATTGGAGGACGCTGACCTTGTGCTGTTCGGGCGGCTGTTCGTAGCGAACAACTTTTCGTTTGATGGCATGTATGGTCTGTGCGGCTTTGACTTGAAGAAGTTCAAGGAGACCAAGAAGAGGTTTATTGCAGAGATGCGGAAACTGTACGAGTAAGGAACCGAAGCCGTTATATTATTTAGTGAGGACTTAGAATGGATATAAAAGACAAGGTAGCGGACGCGAATATTGCACGGTCAAAAGATAAGTCCATCTCGGTGAGCGGGACAATCTCTAAGAATTCCCAGCAACAGGCTGGTCATGATATGGAGGTGGCTCTCAACGACGCGGTTGCAAAGGGTGTGGTAGCTGGAGCTCAAATGGCTGACGGCTATTTCGGCAACCCTATTCAAAAGACTGGAACGTTCGCGGCGAACACGATGGCGGGCTACTACGATATGAACATGATTACGTTCAATCGTTCGGAGCTCACCGCGCTTTACCATTCGTGCTGGGAATTACGCAAAGGCGTTGACAAGGTCGCTGAGGATATGTGGGCGCGTGGTGTCGAAATTCGAGACCAGGAAGACCCGAACAAATTGAAGAACCTATACACTTGGTTCGCCCGCCAAAACTCTGAAATGATTTACGCCACCGAGCAAGCGAGACTGTTCGGCGGTGCTGTCACTTTAATGATGGTTGACGACGGCGAGAAAGACCTTTCAAAGCCGTTGAAACTTGACCGAGTGAAGAAGGGTTCGCGTGTCAACTTTTACACTACTGACCGTTGGTATGGAGTGGAGCAAAGCACGGAGAAGGTTGATGACTTTCAAGACCCAGCGTTCGGCGAGCCGAAGTTTTACAATTTCCAGATTGATGGAGTGGGCGAGTCTGTAAAGGTGCACCATACTCGCGTTCTGCGCTGGGTGAATAAGAGAAGCGTGCGGCTGGTCGAAGTCCAGTTGATGGGCTGGGGTGTTTCTGAGGTTGAGGCGGTTCTGCAAGACCTTATGAACTATTCCAACGTGAAGAACAGTTCGGCATCGCTGGTGAACAAAGCCTTAGTCGAAATCATCAAACTGCAAGGACTGCGCAGTGTTATGACTGGTCTGGCGGGAGGTAATGCATCGGCAAGCGCGGTACTGTCGGGTCAGATGGCGGCTATCAACAGTTTCCGTAGCTCTAACGGGGTTGCGCTGTTGGACGCATCAGACGACTACCAAAAGCACGAGATGAACTTTTCGGGGCTGTCGCAGCTCATCGACGCAAACAGACCGATTGTTGCGGGTGCGTTCAATATGCCGCTGTTCTACCTGTTCGGCGATTTGAAGACGGGTGTTTTCAATTCCGAAGAGAGTCCAGAGGCGAGAATGTACGAGAACTTTATTGGCGTGCGGCAGAACGAGATGCTTTACAAGAATGTACGCAAATTGCTCATTCTCGGCGCAAAGGTTACTGGCACGGAGCTGATGGAGGACTTTGACTTCGACTTTATTCCTCTGTACGACAGGACGGAGAAAGCGAAGCAGGAAGAGCTGACGAGCATCAAAGATGCAGTCATCGAACTGATGGATGCGGGTGTGATGACGCACGAGTCGGCGTTCCTCGAGTTGCAGTCAGCATCGAAGAGGACTGGGTTCGGACTCCACCTTGAAGACCGAGACTTGGAACTCTGCCGCCGCGCGGACAAGGCAGCGGAAGAAGAGCCGCAGGACGAAGGTGGGGAGGACGAAGCGAGAGACGAAGAGCGTAAAATCGCAACGAATACAAAACGAACGGATTATAATTCTCTGTTCGAAGGTGGTAAGAAATGAGTGAACCGAATGAGTTGATACCGAAAGAGGAGACTGAGCAAACTACGTCAGCGGTTCCAAACTACTTTTTCTCGAAGGACGAGAACCCTACTCCCGCCGCGCCGCCTGTCGAAGTAGACAAGGCGGCTGACCTTGTTGAGACGGTATTGCAAGCGGGCATCGTTCACAAGGCACAGACCGATGAGGGTGTCAAAGAGAAGATTCTGGAGACGGCTGACTCTGTAATTGATACGCACCTCAAGGTTGCAAAGAGCAAAGCAGACAAAGCGGACAAGAAGGCGTTTTTCGAAGCGAATGAGGCGGCGTGTTCGTACTTCGGGTATGACGAGAAAACAACGAACAAGAGCAGCGTGATGCTGATGAAGGCGTGGTCATGGTTTTTCAACACGCTATACATCGTAACCATCGGATTTTTCTTGGTCGCTCCTATCACGTTTTTCGTGTACAAGATTCGGGTGGTGGTCAAGAAGACGTGGCTTGTGCTGTTGCTGGCTCTTTTGATTTACGCACTGATAGTGCTTACGCCATTCTTTATCGTATGGCTTGGGAGGGTATGATGTTTTACATCGGAAATTTGAACGGCTTGCCGCCACCCACTGAACCGCCAAAATTCAGCGAAGAGGACTTCAAAATCTATATTCCTAAATTGGCGTGGGTACTCAAAGAGAAGTCACTCCGACCCTTACTCGACAAGGCAATCCAAAAGAGTCAGGAGCGGCTGAACGCAAATATCCTGCAAACGGATTATGACGAGGCAATCTGTCTGGCGGTCGCGCACTTCATAGTGCAGACTCTTCCAGAATTTGCACAGTCAACGGATGCGGATTCTGCGGTCGGCGGCGTGATGTCCAACCGAACGATTGGCGCGGTTTCGTATAATTATGATATTGATTACACGATGCCGATGGGGGCTAAGGACGGTTGGGCTGGATACTGGCTCGGTACTGGGTACGGTCGGCGGTTGGTAAATCTGGTCATGAACAGAGGATTCGTGGGACTGATTACAACTTAAGAAAATATGTGTTATTTTAATCAAGGAGATAATTATGGCAAAGATAGTTTCATTATCCACGGTTTCGTTGACCATCAATAATCCAAATTACGAGCAAATCGTGGTCGGCGGGAATGGTCATCTTGTCGGTCAGGTTACGATGTCGCGCGGTAATGCGGCTTTCACCATGCAGGGTTCACCCGATGGTGGTTACGTTGCTGGCTATACGAAGAATAGGACTGGGAGTTTCAACATTCAGATTTCGCAGTCCAGCTCGTTAATCGCAAGGTTGACGAAGTTTATAAATTGGTGCGAAGCCAATCCAAATCTGGCTGAAAGCACTATCACGGTCACCGACCTGCTTGGTAACATTCAGGGTTACGGCAGTGGGGTGTTCCCCGACAAGATTCCCGACAACACGATTTCGGAATCTGTGGGCAGCCGTACGTTCAATTTCTTGGCTGGCGTGGTAACATTCGAGGAGGGTGACGAATGAGCATTTCGATTAAAAATTTCGTAGGCGCAAACATAGAAGTACTCAGCCAGCCTGTGACCTTTACTGGTTTCAGGACGACTGTGTACTTTGCATCGGTTACGGTGAATACTCCAGAAATTGGCGGCGGCAATTTTGCCATTGTAAATTCGGTCGAGGATTTCGACAACAAGATTCAAGCAACGAGCGCGGCAATCCGTCAGTCCGTTGTTGAATACTTTAAGAACGGCGGCACGTCGCTCTGTATCGTTGCGCCGAGTGTATTCTCGCTGGACGGTTTCAAGGCGGACATGCGTGCGGTTACGCGCGTTGTGGACAACTACTTCTTTGTGGTTTTCAGCGACAGCGTGACTGCGAAATCGGGTGCGTATTCCTCTGCGGAAATTTTCAACATTGCAAATTTCTGTTCGGGCAACGGATGGAGCGAGACGGACAACAAATCACTCAACACGATGCGTGCTTGCTTTACTGCAAACACGACGGACTTCGTTACCACGAACTCGCTCAACACGACGCTGTCGGTGGTGAAGTACTCGACTTTGGTTTCCTCTGGTGACCTCATCGATGCGGCTCTGCTGGTCGGCGCGTACTTCTCACAGGTTGATACCAGCACCGAAAACGCCATTCAGGATTACAACTTTACTCCCGAGTCGCTTGGTCAGAATCACTTCGAGGACATTGACCAAACGACTTTCGCCCTGCTTACGCAGGATGCGGACAATGGGTATTACAATCTCATCGGAAACGTGGCGAACAGAATTCTTAACATCGGCGGGGACTATTGCTCGCCTGATAAGATTTCCATCTCGCTCGACTTCGGTGCGGCGTGCATTGAGCGTGACCTCGACTACGCCAACATCGAGTTCTTATTCGGCAAACTGCCGCTGACGCAGGAAGGGCAGTCGAAACTGATTGACGCCATTCGCTCTCAGCTGGTCAAGTACATTGATAACGGTTTCTTGGAAACCGATGCGACGTATACGGGCGAGACCAAGAAGATTTCGTACAACGGAAAGCAGTATACCATTATTCAAAATGGCGACATTCTGCCGCTGGGGTACAAGGTGTTCTTTGTACCTATCAATGCGATTTCGGCGGCTGACCGAAGCGCAAAGAGATTTCCGTATATCTATGTGGCACTTCAGTCGGTGCATGGCGCACGTGTAATTCAGGTTAACGGGAGTATACTGTAATGGCAAAATTTGAAATTTATATCAATTCGGCTCGCGGCATGGAGAAGACGGGTTCGGTCGCTGGCTCGATGGAAGAGGCGAAAGCCATGATAAAGAGTTGGGGCGGCAATCCCAACGAGTATGCCAACTATGTCATCAAGACGCCAGAGGGCAAGCACGTGGACTATCGCGACTCCGCTTTTACTGATGAGAAATGGGGAGTTTGGAAATCTGGTGGAGCTATCGGAGAAAAGACAAATTATTTTGTTGTAGAAAATCTTTCTGAAGAAGAAGCAAAAGAGCGTGCAAAGGGAAGAAACGATAGACGTTCTGCTGGGGATAAGACGTATTATAAACTCAAATATACGGCAAAAAAGATGAGTGATACCGAAGTTGCTGATGGACGTCGTTTGGAGTATGAGGACGACCTCGTTGTCGTGAAGCGCGGAAGTGAAGTGCTTTACAAGGGACTTGAGGATTATAATCCAATGAGCGATGAGGGCTGGGTTTGGAATAATTCCAAGGGGTGTTACGAGTTGCGTTCGGACAAGAGCGTGACCCTTACTGTTTTGGATTCCACATCTGAGGTGAAGGACGGCAAGATTGTCGGCGGCGAAGGTCGCAGCATGGACGGCATCCCTTACGGTCTTTATCAGGAGGGCGGTCGCTCTTATCGCGGTTTTGAAATCACGTCTAACGAGAATGGACTGCGCGAGGGCGTGTACCGTTTTTACAATTGGGGCGGCGGTGTTCCGTTCGGCAATGCGGCAGTGGACGGTCAGTTCACCGAGGCACAGTTCCAGAAACTCATTGGGGAGGGCAAGGTCAAGTTGCTTGACTCAGAGACCTCGTTCGGAATGGAAGATGACATCGTCAAGTCTGGCTCTGGGTACACCAACAAGGGAAAAGAAGGGACGCACGGTCAGTTTGCCACCAAGAAAGAGGCGGCGGCTCAAACTCGTGCAATGTACGCCAACGGGTATAAAGGCGATGCAACAGAGAAGGAGTTCAAAATTTACGTCAAGGGACCTTTTGGTTCGTATAAGGTTGCTGAGTGGTCGGCGGTTTCCAAAGAAGCGGCGGTAAAGGAGTTCCTCGAGATGAACCCAGCGTACAAGAATAAGGGAATCATCGAGGCGAGAGACGCCGCGACCATCTATGCTCCGATTGTGGACGCGGGTGAAGATGTCAAGGTGGGGCAGCAGTATCAGAATGCTCGCTTAGCGACTTTGACTGTGACGAATATTACGAATAGCGGCAACGTGGAGTGGCAGTTTAGCCGCGATGGAGATGTTTACGGGGCATCTGTGTCTGGGTTTAAGACAATGTTGGCGAAGAATGGGTACAGGAAGATAAAGGATTCCACCAAGATGTTCAAGGTCGTGGACAAGGCAACGGGAAAGACTCTACTCGTCAAAGCGACCGACAGTCTGGCGGCTGTCAAGCGGGTGTCCTCTTTGAAGGACACGGCGTACACCGTAACGGCTTGCACGAATGATTTCCCTTACGGAAATAACGTAGCGGTAATCGTGGACGCCAACAGCGAGGATGAAGCCGTTGCGAAATATCGTAAGGTCATCGAGGCTCGCGGGGACAAAATCAATTACATTTCGGCAACTCCAACCACTTCGTCTGATATCGCAAAAGGCATTTCGCGGTTTAAGAATTAAAGGAAGGTAATCATGAAAGAATATATCGTAAAAATGGACCGTAGCGAGGGTGACACTCTCACCCGCATGAAGAGTTCTTACGTCGATTTGGGAGTTAAGGATAAGGACTTTATGACTGTTCTGGTTAAAGGACAGGAAGCCTTATTTTATGAACGTTTCGGCGGATCTTACAATGTTGAGGTCGACTCTGCACCAGCTGACGTGTTTACGGCTCTTGCACTGTCGGTCGTTCCAGCGAGCGGAATACCTGCGGAAGCGGAGATTCATGACAGCGCGGTTATCAATCAGGCGGCAGCGACGATGTCGAAGGTTGACGATTCCAATTACAAAATCGAGGTGGATTTTTCCAAACTCGTAAAGTACGTATCTGACGATGCCATCCAGGCTACTCTCGGACCTCGCGCGTGGCTCGCTGTCGCGATTGCTACTGGTGAATCAACCATCATTGGTACGTCGTTCGGAGGCAAGGAACTGACGGAACAGGACGTGACAGAAGCCACCACTGTTGGTCTTGCGGCTGGCTCGTTCGTGCTGTGGTTGCAGCTTGAGAACGGGACGAGGACAATTTTGCTTGGGCGTGATGGAAAATACACCACGGTTACTATCTCTGTTGTGGACACGCAGGCATAAGTAGAGGTGGGTATGAGGAGATTTTCTGACAGTATAAAAGATACTATCTACGGAGAGCAGATTTCCAACAATATGTGGAGAGACAATAACGGTCAGCTGATATGCGAGAACGTTGTTCTTGCGCGTACGGGATATTATGATTATCGTGAGAGCGAACTCATCGAAGGTGGCTCGCCAGATAAGATTGTAAAGGTGTACCGCTCGCCAGAGGAAGTGTTTGACCCGATCTCTATGAAGTCGATGAACTACAAGCCGCTGGTAGACGACCATCCCGAAGAGAACGTTACTCCCGAGACGGTCAGCTATTTGCAAAAGGGTTTCATGACCAACATTCGGCGCGGCGTTGGCGAGTTCGATGGCTGTCTTATGGCGGACATCGTAGCAACCGACCCTGTGGTCATTGACGAGATTCTGACGAAGAAGAAGCGGGATTTGTCTGTCGGCTATACCGCAGATATTGAGGAGGTCAACGGGCAATATATTATGAAGAATATTCGTGGAAATCATATCGCACTTTGCGAAGCGGGTCGCGCGGGTGTTGCACGCATCCGAGACTCTATTGACGTCAAGGATAAAGTGGACTTTGATAAGACAATCAAGGTTCTCAAGGAGCATTTGAAGGGTATTCCAAGCGGTGCTATGACGCAGCAACATATCGTTAACGTTCTCACTGTATACGGTGGATATTCTTTGGCGGAGGCTAAGGATTTTGCATCGAAGCACGGAGTTAGGAATGTACGTATGTTTATCTCTGATGCTGAGTTTGAAGATTTTGAGGCGAATGGCTCTTTCAACAACATCGGAGAGTTGCGCTCGTACTACCCAGGGGCGAGCGTGGAAGCACGCGGCAAGGACGTTATCGTTCGGTTGCTCTCTGGCACGAAATTGCTCTACTCGTATTTGAATGGATCGGACGGCAAACTGCTGTTCATCCGTAAGGTCAACGACTCTATTCGCGACGGAGTAGAGGTTCTAGGCGATTCTCACAAACTGCGGGTAGGTCAGCGTATCCGTTACTTCGGAACGCCTTGCGTAGTGGAGAGCATTATCCCCGACATCAACAGCGGAGAGTTCATCGTTCAGTTCGGCGCGGATGGTAATGTCTGCGGTCGGCTGTCGTATGATGAGGTCGTTACGAACATCAATCAGGGCAAGATTAAACTGCTCGACTCTGTGGTGTTTGACAGCGAAGCGGGCGAGTTCAAGTTCGAGAGTACGGACTGTGATATGTCCGAAGACTATGCTGACAATTTCAAAGACAAATTCTCTGACTGCTTTGCTGACAAAGCGGGTGCGTTGAGGTCGTTCCGTGTGCGCGTTGGAGACAGAAAATTCGACACACAGGCGCACAGCGCGGCTGAGGCGATGGCAAAAGTTCGTGCGGCGATAAAGGATGGTATCGTAGCCACCAAAGAGCCAGGCAGGGACACCATAGTTTACGTGATGCAGTCGAACATTGACCCGAACCTTTATTTCTACATCGGAAAGAAGTTTTCTATGCGCGAGGGGATGTTCGGGTACAACAAATACGCGATGAACGAAACCACCCCAGAGGCATTGAAGAGCGAGCTTTCCAAGAACGGCTGGCATCAGGTTCAGTCGGGTGTTGCGAAAGTAATCGATTAATGCGGGGCGTGCGATGAACTATTTAACACTTCCAAACGAATTTAACGGAGTCACCGTTCGGGCGGTTGTCGAGGCGACGAAGGGGACGCAAGTGCGGCGTGAGGTAACCAACAACGCTCCGCAGTTTTTCCCTGTCACGAAGATTCATCACATTCCTTTTTTCGCAAACTACGGCTTTATTCCATCGACATTGGACGGTGACGGGGACTGTCTTGACTGTTACATAATCGGAGACACGTTACCTGTCAAATCGGTGGCAATCGTGTACCCGAGATTGTGCATTGACTACATCGACCACGATGGACAGGACTATAAAATCATTTCGACGCTCGACCCGTATCTCTCTGACGAAGAGGTGATGATGGTGGCGGAGGCAATCTGTCGGGCGATGGGACTTCAAATCACGGCAATCCAGGACAAGGAGTTCGCGATGCAGGTGATTGAGGTCTGCTCGGTGAAATGAACCAATATGACTTCAATGAGGTGTACGGGTACTACCTCTTAGTCGAGCAGAACTTGCCAGTTTACAATCCACAATATGTCGCGCGGTATGGCAGCTTTATGTGGTGTTTGATGCGACTTGATTATAAGAAAAAGAAGAATGATGCCTATTTGCGTGAGTCGTATACGAACTCGGCGGAGTCGGCAAAGTTTTTTGCAACGTATCCCAAAGACCTGTCGGGCATGAGCGCGAGAGAGTTGCGGGCGTTGCGTGAGAAAGCGAAAGCCGAAGGGTTGCCCCACTGAAATATTAAATCGTTATAAACCGAACACAGCGCTTTGAGGTGTTCGGTTTTTCTATACTAAGAATATGGGAGTTTCATCACAACGACAAGTTAAAGAATTGCCTGATTTGGGAGTGATTACGTATAAGCCAATTCGCGCTATGCGTGAGCTGGTGATGTCGGACTTGTACGAGTTTGTCAAATATTTTTGGGACACGTTTGAGCCGTTTCCGTTTGTGGACGAGACGTATATTGAGTTTCTTTGCGAATGCTTTGTATTTATGTCGGTCAACAAACTGCCCGAATCACTGACCTCAAAATTCATCTCGGACGCTGAATACGAGAAGGCAAAGATAAAGTACTTCAAGAAGACGGGCATTATGCCTAAGTGTGACGTGCGTGATAAGATGTTTCGCGGCGAGCACGTACGAAACCACAACATCAACATTCACCCTCGTGCTGGCAAGTCCTTAATCGTTAACGTATGCGGACCTGTGTGGTGCATGATGCACCAACCTGTTATGACCACTTCGGTGTCGCACTCGCAAGACCTGTCGCGTGAGTTCATTGACAAGAAGAGGCTTTTGCTGAATAGCGAGAAATTCAGAATGATGTTCCCAGAAGAGGAGTATCGTTTGCGTTACGACAGCTCGACGCTGGTGGAGATGCAAAATCTCGGCAAGTCTTATTCGACATCTATGAAGTCGTTTACTGGTCGTGGTTCTAACTTTATCCTCAACGATGACTTGGTCAACGTGCAGGACGCGCGTGCGGACGGTAAGGTGTTGCAGTCTGCAAAGGATTACATCAGGTACACGCAGTCTACGCGTTTGAACGACCCGAAGACGGGAGTCACCTGCCATATCATGCAGAGGATTTGCAAAGGGGACGTATCGGATATGATTACGTCCGACCCAGAGCTGTCCAGACTTTATTCGAACACAGTTTTGAAGGCTCTCGCCACTGAGGACGAGGCATTCATTTTCCCGCTGTCGGGCAAAATCTGGTTTCGCAAGAAGGGTGATCCGCTGGCTGGCAAGCGTTTCGGAGACTACTCGGTTGAGCGCATGAAGTTGGGCGAAATTGACTTTGAGTGTCAGTTCCAACAGAACGTGGCTCTTTCTGGCTTGAACGTTGTATCGCTTGAAGACATCAATGCGGCAACTATCACGCAAGAAGACTTTGCCGCTGTCAACAAGATTACGCATTACGCATCGCACGACTGTCCTGTCAAGGATTTGGAAACGAGCGACCAACACGGTTACGTTGAGGGCTGGTCGGACGAATTCTCGACGCTGTACATCACCGACGCGATGATGGAGCGGATGTCGATAAGCAAAGAGCAAGAATTCTTAATCAACCTTGAAGCCATCGACCCGAGTATATTCCAAGTCGTGGAAGACAAGGCGAATGGTTCGCCGCTGTTGCAGATGCTTGCGGGTACGGTCGCGGGTCTGATTCCGTTCCAGCCAGGAACGAGGTCGAAGATGGCGAGGCTCGAGCTGGCGGTCGTGTACCTGCGGCAGGGTCGTGTCAAGTTCGTTAAGTCCGAGAGGGTGTCGGAACTATGTAGGCACTTGATGTCGTTCCCTACTGTGGCGAATGACGACGATGTCGACGCATTCACCCAGCTGGTCATCACGCACTTCATGCAGAAGAATATGTTCATATATTCTGGTGTGTTCACAAGCCAAAACATTATCCAGAAGCCGCATGATACCGAGTATTGGAATCACTACTTCGGCGTGACGGAGAGCGGCGGATTGTACTACGCGTTGAAAATTCGCCACGACCAGACGAAGGACATTTTCACCGTAACCGAGGAGCACAAGTTCCCCTCTGTGGCGGAGCTGTCGGACTTCTTAAAGCAGATTGAGCCAGGCACGATTATCTATGATTGCTCGACCAACCAGCAAATCATCAACCTTACTCAATTCGTGTTCGGTATGTACGAGTTTGACGACGACAATATTTTGGTGTCGACAAGCATCATCAAGGGCGGGTTCGCAAAGAACAAGATTCAGGTACTGCAAGAGTGCACGACTACCGTTCTGGATATTATGCGTTGGCGTTCACCGAACAAAGAGTTTAAGAACATACCAACGGACTATGATATTACGACTGAGCGCGTGGCTCGATGCGTGCGTGGCGTTGTCACGATGGTGAAAGGAAAGAGTAATTTTTGGCTTTAGTGTAAGATAGGGGAAAATTGGTTATCTTAATTAAGGTTGACAAGTAAGGAGCGTTATTATGAAATTCGAACGGAATAACTTAAATCTCGAAAAGAAAATCGAGGAGCAGAAGGCACCTGCGGTTGTCGAAGAGACGCCCGCCGTTATAAATACTACCGAAACTGTACCCGAGGTTCCTGTTGCAGAGCCAACACCTGAGGTGACTGCGCCCGCAGTTGAGACCCCTGTTGCGGCTGTTGAGGAGACTCCGACCGCAGTGGAAGAGGCGAAGACTGCACCTGCACAGGAATCCCTCGCGGAGAAGTTCAAAATACCCGAGTTTGACCCGAAGGCTTTCCCGAAAGCACCGCAGGGCATCTTTACTCGCGTACATCATACCCCGCCTACGGTCGCACCCACGCCGCCTGTCGAGGAAGTTGTCCAGGTCAAGGGCGAGGACGTGAAGTCCATCGACTTGGTGGACGAAGTTCCCGAGGGCGAGCCTGTGGTCGACGGCGTGGAGATTGTCGGAGATTTGCCGCCCGAGGTCGAAGAGAAACTTGAGGCTGACCTCTCGGTCGCTCAAGAGGAAGTCGCGGTAGACCCCGCACCAACGCTCGAGCCGCCCGCTGTTGAGTGGACTGGGAACTGTGAGAAGTGCGGCGCACCCGAGCACTTCTGCACCTGCAACGAGGTTCCAGAGGAAGCACCCGCCGCGCCTGTGGAGGAAGAGAAGCCAGCTGACCCTATTCCCGAGCCAGAAAAGGCGGAAGAGCCAAAGGAAGAGGCTACGACCTCAGCCAAGCAGTTCGCGTGGGACAAGTTCATTGACTTTGTCATTGTGCCGACCCTGTTGACCTGCCTTGACAGAGCGAAGGACTACATCACTACGGTTCTGGCGGACGACCTCAAGAAGAACAACCCCGACGCGTAATCAATATTCACGTTGAGCAAATATTTCGGAAGGCGGCTCACTTCGGTGGGCTGTTTTCATGGTTATTGTAATTATGAAGAGCAGAGAGTGGTACGAAGATTCAATACAGAGCATTTTGTGTAAATGCTTGCCGAAGGTGCAGCCATCGAACATTCGACCAGCTTACTTGAAAACTAAGTTGACGAATCCGTTCGCTGTAAACAAGATGGATGCGCACGACCCTATGAAGGACGGAGTAAAGGCAGCGAGGAACACGACAGACATCATCTATTTTTGGTGGCACTTCGACCCTCTGGACCTGCTGTCTACTGAGGTGTCGGATGACGTGTCGACGGTCATTCCGTTCAAGTTGACTGTGACTTGTTACGGCGCAAATTCGATGCAGAATGCTATTCGGGTGAAGGCGTTTTTCCGCATTCCAGATGTTCTGACGATGATGTTGAATATGCAATCGGTTCTAAACGGAGAGCCACGTCTTACCACATTTCCTGAGGAGATTAATGGCGAGTGGTGGGAGCGCACTGATGTGGAGATCAATTGGAACACACTTATTGATGATTTCGATGATGGTGAAGACGCGGGCGCGGGTTCTATCGGTATCGGCACGGGGTATACTACCGCAACGAATGGTATGATTGTAGTGGAGGAGGTAAGCGGTGGCAAGGACTAACAGAGATTCGAGAAGAAAGAGACAGGACTGGGCAACGAATCCAGTCATCACTGGCGGCTCTGCAGCGTTGATGCAAGCGGTTGCGCCTGTGCTTGATTGGGCACGTTGGCAAAAGAATATCATCAACAAGTTTGATGACAAGGGACGCCCAGACCATAAAGTGGAGTGGGTGGACTTTCAGTGCATAATCACCCCGATGGAACGTTCGCGTAGTGCAACTGCTGGGGGTGACCGTTCTACTCAACACTTCAATGTGATGTACTTGAAGCCGTCTACACTTCAAATCGGGGACATCCTCGTCCATCGCACTTTTGGGATGATGAAGATTGAGAGCTTTAATGGATTGACCGATCTCGGCTTGACGTCGGCTCGCGCCATCGGATTGAACGCTGGGCAAGATATTGAAGACGGAGAAGCAATTCGTAACGAACAGCCTGATATTCTTTGAAACTTTTCTATACTCATAATGACGGAGGAATACAACTATGGAAAATAAAAATACGGAAACGATTGCAGATACGGCTTTGGCGGGAGCTACGGTTCCTCAGGCGGGTGAAGGGGTTGCCCCTACTCCCACTCCGAGCACCGCGCCCTCGAGATATAAGCCAGGCAACTACCGCTCGGAAAAGTTTATGCGCATCATCAAGGAACTGACGCATACGCACCAGCGCGACGACGCGGGCAAGGTGCAAAAGACTTACGGCACGTGGGCGAACGACAAGAATATGATTATATTCCAGAAAGGTGTCGAGCGTCCTCTGACGGCTGAAGACCTCAAACTGTCCGCCATCCAGAGTCTTATTGACAGAAAGGTGATTTTCAGAGTGGGGGACTAAGGCGATGGATAACTTTTGGGAAGTAGAATACAAGGATTTCATGCCGAACGTCATTATCAAGTTCAAGAAGATGAGCTCTCTTGACGTGCTTGACTTGGCGGACAGAAACATCGGCAAGGACACCGACAGCAAGCAATTCAAGTTGGATTGTCTGCGCAACGTTATGTGGACGAGGAACGGTTCGGAGTGGTTCGCGCTCATGGACGAAGACGGCAATGTGACGTTGCCCGACCTGCCAGCATCGACCTTACTCGACATCTTTTTCAAGTTTCGCAGCACGGTCTGCTTGCCAGTTTTTACCGAGTCCAAGACTTACCAATCCCTCATGGCACAAACAGAAGCGGCAAAGGGAGCGGCAGCCAAAAAGCACAAAGAGTAAGCCCCTATGTCAGTGCTTTGGTTTCGGCGGGGCTTTCGACATACTACGAAATCAAATATCAATTGAATGCGCTTGAGGTTTTAGACCTAGTCGAAGTCCTCATTTTGAAATCGAATCAAGAAGCGGATACTATTAACGGCTTGGGGAATCCCTAAGCCGTTATTTTAATCAGGAGGCGCGGCGTGGCAGATAAGTATTTAATGAAGGTCGGGCTTGACTTCGACCAAGCACAACTCGATAAGGTGACAGGTGCGATAAGCGACCAACTCGTTGAAATGGGAAAAGTTTCGGACGAGTTTATTGACAATGCCCTCGCGACCGCAAAGAAGTATAATGAGGAGCTGACCAAGCAGCAAAAGATTGTCGCTGAAATAGACGCGAAATTGAAGAAGGGCGGACTTGACCCCGCGACCAAACAGTTGCTTGAACAGACCAAGAAGAAGTCGGAAGACATCATCAAGGATTATACCTACGGCAACAAGGAAAAGGGTTTGGAGTCCAAAGCGGTCGTAGATGCGGTGGCGGACTATGCTGGCTCGATGAAATCAACAGGCAGCAAACTTAAAGAGGCTGGCTCTAATGCGGTGGCGGGCATTGGCAAGTTCGCGGCGGGTGTGAACATTGCAATCACTGCGGTTAAAGCGTTTGCAGACCAGATTGGAGAGGCGATTGACAAGATTGCGAATTACTCCAACCAGCTTAATCCTCTCGGCGCGTTCGGCTCGCAAAGCCAGCGCGATATTATGACACGTTACGGGCTGTCTGGTACACAGGCTCTGGGTTTCCAAAACGCTCTGGACGCGCTCGGTATGAGCGAGAGTGATATCGGACGAATGACTGCGGAACAGCGGCGCGTGTTCAATTCGCTCAACGAGTTCTGGAACGAGGGCATCGGCAAACTCGACCCCGACAAGTTGGATAGGTTCACGCAGTCGATGAGCGAATATCAGGAGATGCAGGCTAAGTTCCAAATGGGCTTGCAGCTTACTATTTTGAAGTTGGTTTCCGAATCGAAAACGTTTGACAAGTTTATCGGAAAGATTGGGGACTTTTTTGATGTGACGTTGGATTTCTTGGGTTCGCCGCTGGTGCAAGCGGTGTTCGACGGTTTGATTGACTTCTTGACCACTGTCGTTACAATTCTGGAAAAGGCGATGAGTCTGATAAGCAAGATTCCAGGTTTCGGCTCTGCGAATCCGACAAACATTACCAACAACAATGGAAACACTTCAAACAACAGCACGTATAATATTTACGGCAACGATTTCCACAACAATGATGAATTGGCTCGCCAGCTGTCTTATTCCAACAAGGGAGGCTATAACGGATGATTCTCGTAACCGAAAATAACAAGCAATATTATATTTATGGCTCGATGCTCGGCAACACCACGAGAACGAATTCGTTGACGAGCTATCCTACTATCGAGGGCACGTCGTTCTCTGACCACTATTACCGCGAGCCAGATAACGTGAGCTTTCAGCTGAAGGCATCAGAAGTTTCCAAATCGCTGATTTACTCGGTGGAAACAGATGCCGCTGGCGGTAGGGTGGAGAAGCAGCTTTCGCCCGAGGAAGTGAACGAGCTTTTGCAGCGGTGGTTCAAGGACGCGACCAGAGTTGAGGTCACGTCCATTCGGTATTACTTCCCAAATATGATATTGCAGTCGTACTCGTGGGCTGACCAGGACTTGGCTCTATTCAACCCGACCCTCAATTTCAGAGAGGCGCGGGTTCAGACATTACGAACGGGAATAATCGAGAACCCAGACCAGTATTATCAGGCGGCGTATGGCGATGTTATCTCGGTTGGTGGTGCGGCGGCGGTAGACAGCCCCGCCAACATCGGCTCAGCTTTGATGGCAGGTGCTACGGGCGCAGCTGTCGGTGCGGCTATCGGCTCTGTCATTCCAGGCATAGGAACGGCGGCAGGGGCGGTCATAGGCGGTGTCATCGGGTTCTTTGGTTCTCTGTTCGGGTGAGGTGAATAATGATAAATGAAGATATGAACCAGGTCATGGGAGACCTGAAAAGCGAAATATTCCGCGACCTGAGAGTTTGCTCTCAGGCTATTGTCGTGGCGGTTCACGACAAGCAAGTGGATGTGCAGCTTACTATCGCGGACTCGGTGGACGGGGTAAGCGTTGTGCCGCCTGTAGTGAAGAATATGTATGTCGTTGGAGAGTCGATGCCAAAGGCTGGGGCGGTCGGTGTCGTTCTGCACCTCGACAGACGTAACCAAATCGGACAGGATATCCAGCCCTCTGGCGGACCTGCACACGAGATTGGGTTCGGGGTGTTCTTGCCGCTGGTGTTGTAGGAGAAGCAATGACGAAAATAATCACCATAAAAACGAATACGGCGTTCAACGTAGATTTCAGTGCGAATGGAACATCTTATCGACTTGAAATTCGTTACAACGCGTTCAGCGATTCATACTACTTCAACCTTATTCGGTTGATGGGTATGAAACTTTTGCTGTCTGGAATAACGGTTTCTACTGGGACGAATATGCTTTCACAGTTCAGCTGGTTCAAATTGTGGTTCTGCCCGACCAAGCCAGAGCTGTATGCGTTCAACCCCACTTCCAAGACTATCAAGGATTTTCAAATCTGGGTGGAGGATGAGGAATAATGTTCGGACGCATTTTGTCGATTGAGGTGTTTGATAGGTATGGGGACTCGGTGTTCTTAGTTGACCCCGAGCAGGAGACTAAGTTGCAATGCTCAGGCACGATTGAGTATCTGCCGTCCTCGTCTGGTTCGCCCCGCGCAACAATTCAAGTGTATAACATCCCAGCGACAATCGCCGCGCCAATTTTCGCGTTAAAGAAGACGATGGTAGACGAATCAACGGGGGAGAGCGTGCTGGTGGATGACCCGAAGTTCATTCGCATCTCGTTCGGCTATCAAGATGAGAACGAGGGAAAGACCAGCGTTATTTTTGTCGGCACGATTGCGCGTGCGTTTACAACTCGTCGGGATGCGATGACGACAATCACGAAGATTTACGCGTATCAAATTCAGAACTTTTTCACGTCGGCGGTGTCGACTGCTCAGTTCGATGCTGGGACGTCGGTGTACGATGTGGTGGAGGGGCTGTTTGAAAACTCGACAGTGCAGGGGATGGATTACCAAATACCCGAAGCCTTGAAAGAGCACTACATCGACTCGCCGATTTCGTTCTACGGCAAGACGCTGGATTGCGTGAACTCTATTCTGAGCAAAGTTGAGTATATGATTTCGACCACGCCGATGGGGATTGTGTTCGTGCCTATGCGCCCGACCTCGGCAGACCTCGACGTGGTAATTCTAGGCGAGTACACCGAAGACGGTAAGGTGGTGGCTCGCTCTGGTCTTATAGGGTATCCTTGCATTGACACCGAGGGAATGAGGTTTGAGACCTTAATCAACCCGAAGATAGTCTTATACTCATATGTGTGGTTACCGAACTCGGCAATCATTGACAACAGGGACGGGTTCGTTCCGTCAAACCAGTTCGGGGCATCGTATGACCCTGCTGGGCTGTACCGAGTGGTGAAGATGACCACGCAGTTTGACTCTCACGTTGGCGCGTGTAAGACCTCGTATGTCGCAGTTATGGCGGGCACGAGTTCGGCGTACTACAAGTGAGGTTATATTATTCAGAGGTGAATTATGAAATTATCCGATTCTGAAAAGGCGTTGCTAGACCAAATCATTGAGGACGCCGAAGATAAATTTAGCTGGGAGAACTATCTCGAAGTTTACGACGGGGACTTTGACTCGGCTATGAAAGACGTCAATGACTCTATTGGCGGTGCGCTGGCAAATGCGGCTCTGGCAATCGCGGAGCAGAAGAAACTTTTGCAATCGGCGAAGACACCTCAGGCGTTGCAGACGGCACTCAAATTGATTGCGGTGACAGGGGGCAACCTCTTGCATGCTGGTTCGAGCCTGTTGTCGTGGATGGGACGGAAACTGCCGCAAAGAGACTCGGCGGCTACTGAGACATACGCGAACCTTATTTCGGACGATTACGATATGGTAGTTACGGACTCCGATAAGGCGGGACGCACGTACGCGGTGGTTCATCGCAAGGGCATGAAAGACTACGCCATCTCTTGCGGCTACGACGCGGAAACAGGCGACTTTGGAACGGTGTTCGGCGGGTTTAAGACTTCGGACGCAGCGGTGGAAGAACTCGGCAGAATGCTGAAGAAGTAGGAGGCGAACAGTGGATTTTATCAAATTAACTGATACTGGCTTAAAGATTGCATCTCGCCAGGAAATATATGAGCAGCTTGCGATTTTTGCTCGCGCAGCGTACGGCAACGACATCTCGCTTGATGACGGCACGCCGTTCAACACATTTTTGCAAATGCTGGCTGATGGGCTGTCCACTGTCAACGGCTCTACTCAGGCGTTCTCAGAGCTTTTCTCGACTAAGGAGCTCTCTGGGAACTTTTTGGATTTTGTGGCTGGGCAGCGCGGTATCGTTCGTAAGTCGATTCGCAACCAGCGAGTTCAAATGACCTGCACGGTTGACTCGACAGTCATCAAGCCGTTTTTGGCATCCCGCAACTCTATTTTTGTCGAAGATAACAAGGGGCGTACGTGGGTAAACACCACGCAGCTTATGATTCAGGAATACAAGTTCTCGCCAGACGGGTCGTTTGACACCGAGGAGAACTTTCAAGGCACATGCGAGTTCGGCTTGATGCCGCTGAACGGCTATGACGCTGACCTGTTGTATGCAAACAACTACCCAGCAATGACACCGATGAAGGCGGTTTCGCCGTCTGACCCGATGTTTATAAACCACTTCGAGTTCATCAACAAGGTCAACGCAACTCCCGCCGTACTCGAAACGGAAACGGACGCGCAGATGCGTGCGCGGTATGATGCGGCGGTGTATTCCAATGCGGCGGCTACTGTGGATGGCTTGCGCTCTAATCTTTTGAAGTTGACGGATTACGTTCGCATCATCGAGAACTTTACCAACTCGGCGAGCGTGTCCGACGAGAATCCGTACGGCATCGACCCGCACTCGGTCTGGTGCATTGTAGGAGGAGGCTCTACTGCGAAGAACTATGACGGAACGGACGCGACGGTTTCTACTGACGCAAGTGACATAACCATCGCGCAGACCATCCTCAATTATAAGTCGCTCGGTTGCGCGGTTTCGACCTCGCCGCAGGTGGTCAATGGCACAGTGGAGATTGACGGGGTGACGTATAAGACTGGCAACTTTATGGTTGAGATTCCTGTCGAGACCATCATCGCTCAAATTCCGTTCACGCGACTGGTGGACAATACGGTGACGTTTGCAATCACTCTGTCAACGCCGCCAACGAACACGGACGGAACGTTGAGGAACACTGTGCGTGAGCGGGTGTCGTTCGCGTTGCAGGAATATGTGGCGGGCTTGCAACCAGGAGAGCCGATTACGTTGGTAGATACGGTCAACGCTATTCAGGGCGTGCTGTCGCAGTATGATGCGGGTCTGTTCGACTTTGTATCCAGCACACCGTCTTATTCCATCGGAACAAAAATACTGATTTATCAGAAAGCAATCGGCGGGACTGCGACGGTCAAGTTCTCTGATGAGTAAGGGGGCGGCGCGTGAAAGCATTTGAAATGAAAGACGGCGATATTTATCCCGACAGATTGGTCGAGGATGTTTACGCCATCAAAGCAAATTTGACGGCAAGGCTCTCTATTATCAAGGGAGAGTATATGCCCAATGTCTTGCTCGGCTTGCCGCTTGGGGCTACGAAAGAAGAGACCGACTTGAATGTTCAAAAGGTGATTTTAGGTACGAACGGGGTGACTGGCATAACGACGTTTAGCTCGTCAATGGTGAACAAGGTGTACAAGTGCACGTTCACCGCAGAGACTGTGTACGGGAGGATTTTGTATGAATAATCCATATGACGCACTTCCGTCTTACATCAAGGAGACCCCGAAATACTCAAAGTTCCTCGAGCTGGTCAATGCGTACATCATCTCTGGCGCGTTGGAGATGTCGCTGTTTAAGAACTCGTTCTTAGCGATTGATAAGCCAACGTTTGTAATTCAGGCTCTGGCGAACCAGTTGAAGGTCGAGGTAGAACTGCCTTTCGTAGACGGCAAGCCAGATTGGAGTTCGTATTATGAGCGGCTGTTCTTAGCGTACCGCGCTAAGACTTTTAACATTTCATTTACAGGAAAGGCGGCGGATTTCATCACTGGTGACCCTCTGCGCGACGTGAGTTCGATGGTGGTTATCGACTTCTCGGTTGCGAAGGTGAACAAGGCACCGATGTCGGTGGTGTACTCAGTGTTGTCGATGGACCGAAACCTCACGATTGAGATTGTGCGTGACGTCCTCGTGCCGAACGTTACGGGAGTCAATGCGAGCCTTTACTATCTGCAATTCAGTCAGGAAGTGTTCGGCTATGACATTGATGAAAAAGCGGGCATCCGTATCGGACCAGACCACGTCAATACCGTTCCCATCGATACCAACCCTTATTCGGTCGCAAGCGTTACGATACGAAATCTGGGCACTGGCTATCAGGTTGGGGATACTGTTACGACGGCTGGAGGCATTCAGTTGCAAATCACTGATTTGGAGGCTGGCGCGTTCCTGTCGTTGCTCAATCCATCGAACACGTATGCAACTGACCCGACGGCGAGCGGAGTTGCGGTCACAGGCGGCTCAGGTTCTGGCATGACTGTTGACGTTGTCGGCACTGTAAGTCGGGGCTACTTCATCAGAGGCTTTGACAATGGTGCGTTTATCTCGATTACACGGCGAGGCAACCAATGAGTTTTATCAACGTAAAAATCACCCAGCCACCAAAATTGGATGTGCAGTTCAAGGGGTGCATTTATCTCGGCGTTCCAAAGTCGAAGTCGCAGCTTGTCAAGGGTAAGAAGACGAAAGCACGAACGGAATTTACCAATGCGGACATTCTGTTCGTGCTGGAAAATGGTTCGCCCGCGCGTAACATTGTACCTCGACCCTTATTGAGTTCGGTGCTGAAACTGCACCAGAACGAGCTCAAAGAAGCATTGTACAACGCACTCCCGATTATTTTCGGCGGTGAGGAAAAGGACGTCGACATCTACTTTGAGAAGTTGGCTTTGCGCATTCAGGGCTGGACTCAGATGTTTATGGTTCGCGAGGGTCAGCAGTTGTGGAAGCCGTCTATCAGGGTTTTGAAAGCGCAAGCGCGTGGCGAGGAAGCCAAGACGATGATTGATTCTGGGTCATTGAGGCAGTCAATCATAGCATTTTACTCAAAAGATGGGAGTTCTGATTGATGTACGGATACGTTTACTTGACTAAAAACTCTAAAAATGGACTTATTTATGTAGGTCAACATAAGGGAGAGTTTGACCCCACCTATTTTGGAAGCGGGACTTTAATACGTAAAGCGATTAAAGAGTTTGGTGTGGGTTCTTTTTCTGTTTCGGTTTTGGAGTTTGTAGATTCTCGTGACGAGTTGAATGATAAGGAAAGGTTTTATATCGCAGAGTTAAACTCGCGTGACAGGGAAGTGGGGTATAACCTAGCTATTGGAGGAGAGGGTGCTTTTGGTTTTTCTTGGTCTGATGAAGACAAGAAGAGAATAGGAGATTTTACTCGAGGCGGAATTTTTGTAAACAATGGAACAGAGCAGCGTAGAGTCGCAAGGGATGTTCTTGGGGACTATTTGGATGCGGGGTATTGCGTAGGAAAGTTAAAATCTACCTGCGATAAAATAAGTAAAAGTTTGCTCGGACGGTGTGTTTCCACTGATACAAAGAAAAGGCTAAGAGATTCAATTTGTGGTCGGCGTTGGTGCAACAATGGAACAGAGCAGCGGCAGGTGACGCAAGAAGATTTTGACGCCTTATTGTCAGATGGTTGGGTGGCTGGTATGCTACCTATGTCATCTGGGCATCGGAAGGCGTTGAGTGAATCTCTTAAAGGTCATTCTGATACTGAGGAGACTAGAAAGAGAAAATCAGAGGCGCAACGTATTGCGTGGGTGCGCAGAAAGTCGTTATCTTAACTATGAGGAGTCTATCATGAAATATTATGAGAACGTAAATATCCCAGTGTTCGGAAGCCGCGCGGTAGCGGTCGCGTGGACTGACCCTGTGTCTGCGCCATCGGCTGGCGTGTACTTTTCCGACAAAGACTGGTTAAAGCCTACAAACGCTACCAGGGTTCAGGGTGTCGCGGAAGGCATTGCGCGGTCGGTTGATTACAACACGATTCTTAGGCAGTGTTCTACGATGTCATCGCTGTTCGCCAACATTCTGGCGTACAGGAACAGCCTTACACGTACTGGTCAAAGCACACCGTACGGCGGTTCGGCAACTGCTCCGATAGGCACTGACCTTATTACGGGAGAGGCAAACCTTGAGGCGCATATTGGTGCGCTGTCGAATATTTTTGACTCGACAAATTTCCTTGCGGACAGTGAGGTCACGACCAGAACCATCAACGACTTGGCGGTTACGACCGCAAAGATTGCGGCTCTGGCGGTGACGACGAATAAGATAAATACGAATGCGGTGACCAAAGCAAAACTCGGTTCGGACTTGGTCAACACTGGGTCGGCTACCAACAACGGCATTACGGTCACTCTCAGCCAGACCAACTCGTCTGGCAATCGTGGTTTCGTCATCGGAATCAATTCGACAAAGGTTACGAACGCCGCAAACGCAGACGACTCGACAAACGCCGCAAACCTAAAGACAACGACTTCTACGGCAAACCTTTATTTGTGTGGCACGACGAGTACGGCGGCGAATACCAACAAGCCGTTTTACAACAGCGCATCTGTGTATATGTCGAACGGCTCTCAAATTAATGCGACGGACTTCAACGTGCCGTCCGACCGCCGCTTGAAGGAAAACATCGAGGACGTTGGTAAGCACCAGGTGCGTGCGCTGGTTGAAGGTGTAAAGGTAAAGACGTTCAATTACAAGAACGACCCTAAGCGCACCTTAATCGGTGTGATTGCGCAGGACGTCCAGGACGCGAATACGGTCATCGGAGACCTGCTGGTGGAAGAGGACGCCGACACGGGAATGCTCAAAGTGCACGGAGACAAGATGGTTTATGTGCTGTGGGACTATGTTCAGCAACAGTCGGAAGCGATTAAGAAACTGACCAAAGAAGTGGAGGAGTTGCGTGCCGCTACGGAGGAGAAGTAATGGCGTACAAGAAGAGTGGTTCAAACTTATTTGATACTGTATACGGGTTTGGAACAGCGACATCGTTCGGCGGCTTTTCCACTTCGGTTGCAAACAGCCACTACAAGATTGGTAATGTGGCTGTTCGGTATGTTCCGAGGAACTCGAATTTCATGCCGTTCTCTATCGGTGATAACATATCTGGATATCTGTCGGCTGGCGGGTATCTGTTTAAGTCTGGCGCGTATGCGGTACCGAATAGGTTTGTAGTAGGGAACACGCCGAGAGCGGAGTTTTCTGGACCATTCACGGACAGGGTGATTTATTATAAGGGCGGAGGTACTATCAGTTCTACTGGAGTATTGCGTATCGGGAGTACTGATTATAGCGGGTGTCCGTCCGTCATTGCAATTCAAGCACAGGCGGCGGGTGGAAACGGCGGAGGAAGCAGGAAGGATGGTATCTGGGTAGGTCAGACCTTTACTGGTGGAGGAGGCGGCGGCTCTGGTGCGTACTACGCGTTTTACATGGAGATGCCGTACAACACTGATGGTGCTTTCGTTGAGGTTTTAAGATTCACCATATCTGGGTACGTTTCATTTAAGAAGAACGGTTCAACATTTTTGACTGTGAACAAGGGCGGTGATGGACAGACTCCGAGTAACAAGGAATACGGTACCAGGGCTGGTGGTGCTGGTGGCAGTGTTTCTACGTATGCACTACCCACTGGATTGAAGATTTGTTGTTTTCTAAACAGCTCAGGGTCGCTCACTGCAAATCTGTCGCAACTGTCAGGAGTGTCTGGTGGAAGAGGCGGAACAGGTGGCGGTTCGTTTGGTGCTATTGTGGAGAAAGACCCATCTGTTGGCGGTGGTTCGATGCCCACGTATACCAAGTTTTACATCGATTCATTCGGAAACCGAATCCCAAATGCTGGCTCTACTTATACCTCTGGTTCAGGCAGTTCCAGTGGCGGTGGAGCAGGAGGAGGAGGCGGAGGAAGTCGAATGGGAAGCGGCGGCAGTGGTGCGGCTGGAGGAAATGGTTACGGAGGCGGAGGCTCTGGCGGCGCAGGTGGAACAGGCGCAGGAGGAGGCGGCGGCTCTACTGGTGGTTCTGGTTTCGCTGTGAATTATAACGGCGGCAAGGGCGGAGACGCGAAAGTTTCATTTATTTGGTGAGGTTGTTATGGCTATTGAGAATTTAAGTTCTGGAAAATATCTTAAACTTATTCGAGAGGAGACCGTATTCAAGGGTTCGTCCGTTGAGGTATGCTTTTACGAATTTGATTCGAGGGAAGACAGGGATAAGTACTTTAAGCGCAAGTCAGAGGTTTCTGAGTTTGTTGAGCGGGTGACGGCTATCGTGGATGGCTGGCTTGCTGATGTGAACACGAAGATTGAGGCTTGGGCGGCTGAAAACAAGGTTACAAATCTCTCGATTGATATGTTGCCAAAAGAGTTCTCAGACACAATTAAGAAGTGTTCGAGAATGAGCGAGGACTTGTCAATTTTGCGGTTCGGCTGGGATAAGATTGAGCCACTCCCGACCCTGTCTAGTCAAAAAGACTTCGATAAATTGGGGTTCTCAAAAGATTGGCTCACCCCATTAAATCAATGGAGCATTTGCACGGCATATACTGGAGCGTTCACCAACCAGAACTTTAGTGCGGAGTGTCTTTATAAGGAATTGAAGAAAGTGTTCAAGGATTACGTTGATTGCTAAAATAAAATAATTCTTTATAAAATATCCCTCTAAACGCTTGCTTATTTTTTCGAAATGTGCAATACTATGTACATGGCGAATATTGGTAACGCATCTCTCAACGATGCTCAAAGAAAATTGGTTGAGGATAATGTTGGGCTTGTTTACGCCCAGGTACATAAAAGAGGAATATATGACGAAGATTTAATTCAGGAGGGAATGCTCGGCTTAATCAATGCAGCCCGCTTTTACTCACCCGAATTTGGAGCAAAGTTCAGCACGTATGCGGCTAGCTACATCTGGGCGGCTCTTTTCGGCACGTATTCAGACAAGAAGTATGCGAAGAATGCCGCATTGACGGATTCTCTCGATGACCCAGATAAAAACATCCAGCCACCTGTGGACGGGTGTTTTTTCGATTTGTACAGCAATGCCGACCCGCTGGTGAACGACGTGATTAAATGTATATGCGAAGGGATGAACAAGAAAGAGGTTTGTCTGGTGCTGGGTCTTATTCAGGTCGATAAGTCGGGTTCGCCAAAACTTGATAAAGATGGAAATCTTATTCCCAATACTTCCAAGTTAAATTCTATACTAGATAAAGTCGGGAGGGACCTGTATGGAGAACGCTGTGTTAAAAAAGAAAATAAATGAATTTCTCGCCACGGAAAAGAGCGGCGATGGCAAGGGTGCGGGCAAGGTTTTCAAAGAGAATCTTGCGAAGTTTATATCTGGGATTGTGTTTGAGGAAGTCAAAGCCATCCAAGACTCTATTCCTATGAAGGAAACGATACCCGAAGCCGATGCAAGTGTTATGAAGGAGTTCAAGCACGACATCGGCGAAGAGGTTTACTACGTCATGTTCAAGCAAGTGCGCTCGCAGGTGCCAGGTCGGTTGCAGGTTCAGTTCGGCTGGCAGTTTGCAGCGTTGCGCGGCAAGACGGAAGAGATTCAAATTCGAAATGACCACGGCGTTCTGTACAAGGTCAACGGAGATATGATTCTGCAAGACCTCGTGTTCAAGACCGAGGAGGAGGCTCTGGCGAAATGCAGACAGCTCAACGCTGGCACGGAGTCTTTCGCGGTTACCAAAGCCGAATTACCAAACATCGAGAAGTGCTGTGTTTGCGGCGCGGATGTTGACCTTAATGGCGAGTGGTTTGAAACGCATCACGCGTATCCCCTCGAGCCTGATGCGCCTGTCCTCTGCCGCGAATGCTGGGAGAAGGAACAGGAAGCAAACAAGTTGCCGCCCGACGGCAACACGCCAAAAGAGGGAGGTGAGGTAAATGGCGGTGAAGAAAACGGAGACGAAGGAAACGGCGGTAGCGACGGCAACGGAAAAGAAGCCGAAGGCGAAGTCAAAGAAGACGGAAACGCCGTTGATATTGGAAGTGCGCAAGTTGGGTCTGATTCCGCAGGAGAATCTGACGGAGCACGAGAAGGAGCTGTATAAGTATTACGCAACGGCTCGCGACTGCATCACTGGAAGTATGGTTCAACTGTGCGAGCAGCTGGAGATGACCAATGTGGAGTTCTACTCCAAAATGGACTCCGACCTCGAATTTAGCACCGCCATTCTCAGTGGGTTGTCGGACTCGAGAGCGCAGCGTCTGCTGGAGCTAGAGTCCTCGCTCATCACGTTGGCTCTCGGACCTACGGTTGAGGAAAAGCGCGTGACCGAGGACGAAGACGGAATATCCACCACGACGGTAACGAAACGCTATTTGCCGAACCTGTCGGCGTTGCAGGTTCTGCTCGAGAAATATCAGGGTTCGTCTTGGTCGATTACGCAGAAAGTTCAAATCGACACTGGAAACGACCCGAAGGAAATAGACTACAGTCTATTGACGAAGGCGCAACTAAAACAATTGGCGGCGGCTGGGAACGCGCCGAAGGAGAATTAAATGAGCACTATTGTTGAACAGGTAAGGGAAGGTCTTGAGGCAAAAGTCGAGGGTATTCAGAATGCCCTTTTATACGTTAAGGACGCTCGCGAGGTCGAGCGTTTGCAGAAGGATTTGCAGGGTGCTGTCGCGGCGTTAAAGAAACTCGATGAACCCGACACGCGCACCGAGGAAGAGAAAGAAAAACTTGCCGCCATGATTCAGTCGGAGACGGCGGTGGAGAGCACACCTTGGAGCAGTATGAGCCCCATCGAGAAGTTCCAGTACCACGTCAAGGCTTACTGCGACAAACTCGAAGAGACCGCGCCGCAGGTTACATCCTCGCGCATGAACATGGTTCAGGTCGTAAAGCACATGCAGAAGACCAAGGGCGACAGCGCGTTCTTTATGAATCCCATCATCGCCCAGTTCGAGAACTCTCTGGCGGAGATTTCTTACTCCGAGCAGTCCATTGAGAATCAGCTCGCGCTCAAAGATGACGCGCTGGCTCTCGCGGCTGACCAGGACTTTTTCGACAAGTTGGAACTGCTCAATCGTTTCCTCAACAATCCAATGAATCTGCCGCACCTGTCGGAAGAGAGGGAGGCGCAGATAAAGGAGTTGCGCGATGTTAAAAAGTAAGCGAGCACCAAAGAAAGTCACTGCACCCGATTATGTCGGAAGGGAGTCGGCTTGTATCCTGTGTGGCGGTACGTATTCTGTTACAAAGCGCACAGCGGTGACTGTGGCTACTGTGGACGGAAAGGAGTGCGCTACGGTTGTCTGCCCGCACTGCGGCAAGGTGAATCCGCTGGACGCAGACCCTACTCAGGTCTTACGCGCAAAGTTGACGAAGTTTATTCGTTCGCAGGTCGCGCCAATCAAGGCAATCGAGGATGATGCGGTTCGTCTGCCAATGCAGAAACTGCTCGATGACATATACGCGATTGTGCAGGAGGGTTGACTTGGATTACGGCTATATCTACCTGACCACGAACATGTTGAACGGGTTTTCTTACATCGGAATGAGTAGGAGCCCTGTTTTTAATCCTAAGTATTTTGGAAGCGGGGTTCATCTTAAGAATGCATTAAGGAAGTACGGGAGGTGCAATTTTTCTGTAGTTCCATTGTTGTTTGCAGAGTCGGAAGAGGATTTATGTTTCTTTGAGAGGACACTTATTCAGGCGTTCAGAGATAGTGGAGTTGCACTGTATAATATTTCAGATGGCGGGGACGGTTCTAGCGGATTTCATTTTACTCATTCTGATGAAGCACGTAAGAAAATAGGTGATTCAAAGCGTGGACGTCATAATGATAATATATCGGCTGGGTTGCGTGGAAAGCCACATTCAGAAGAAAGCCGACGTAAGCAGAGTGAGACATGCAAAAAGAGATGGGAAGACCCAGAATTTAAGGCACGTATGTTACTTGCAAGGAAGAACGGGAAGAAGCGTTCGCCTTGCTCCGAGGAGACCAAGAAAAAGATTTCTGAGGGTAATAAGAAAGCCAACCATTCTGAACGATGGACTTCTGAAATGCGTGAAGCACAGAGGAGACGTTTTTGTATAAATGTTCTGAAGAGAGGTGAATCAGAATAATGGAGCTGGCTTTATTCAAAAGTTTTTTATCGCTGGGTAAGCCCGAAGAATTGCAGTACTTGGACAACTCGTCTGAGTCGAATTGGATTCGAGAGCATTACCAGACTTATGGGTCGTTACCTCTGGTAGCGACCTTTGAAGACCATTTTCAGGTCACGATGCCAGAGTTCACCGAGGATTGGGACTATTACAAGAAGAACCTTATTGACGACGATTACGTCAAGCAAGCAGCGCCGCTGTTGGAGGAATTCAACACGAAGGCTGGGAAGATGTCTGCAAAAGACGCACTGCTCTGGCTGAGGGATTCGTTGGCGGCGGTTCGTGGCAAAGAAGTTATGAATATGGGGACGTCCATACTCAAAAACGCACCGAGCCGTATCGACTTTTTCCAAAAGCGTGCGGGCATCCGATGCTCAATCGGCATCAAGCCGTATGATGACATCTCTGGTGGCATTGGTGAGGATGATATTCTCATCGTGGCGGCTCGTCCAGGTCAAGGTAAATCGATGCTTGCAATAAGCATCGCAACGCACATGGCGGCACAGGGCTTGAGGGTGGGGTTCTACTCGTCCGAAATGGCGGCGGAAGCAGTGGGCGCAAGGTTCGACTCATTTGCGGGTGGCGTTTCCAACTACGCCATCACGCGTGGCAAAGAGGTTTCGTACTGGCACGACTACATCGACTCGCTCGAAGACTGGCAAGGAGACTTTATTGTCTTGACGCCGAAGGACTTGGGCGGTCGGTTCGCCACCCCGCAGGACATTCAGGCATTCATTGTCGGGGCGAACCTTGATGTAGTGGTGCTTGACCAAATCAACGGCATGCAGCTTGCGAGCACGCGTGGGGTGGGTTCGGAAGACCACTCGAAGTTGGCGGAACTGCAAAAGCAGTTGACGGCGATTCAAAAATCATTGAAGAAGCCGTTTGTAGAGGTCTTGCAGCTTAATCGTGAAGCGACGGGAGACAACGAACCTCAATTACATATGTTGCTCGGCTCTGGTCGTTTTGAGCAGGATGCATCGGCGGTTCTGGGTTCGTGGCGTAAAGCGAAAGACCTTATGATTATGAAGGTGTTGAAATCGCGTGACTTCGACGGCGAGGGACAGAAGTGGGAGTTCACAGTTGACTTTGACAAGGGTAAGATTTTGCAAAGGACTGACGCGGTGTCCTCTGTGCGCAACGCGCTGAGCATAAACAAGGCGAAAGAAAAAGACGAAGACGACGAAGATTTGATGGATTGACGGAGAATTTTGTATACTTCAACAGTGAATCAAACGCAAGGAGAATAAAACATGATTGAGAAGCTGAAACTTGAGCCATACATCCCCGAGTCGCTGGTGGTGCATATCTATTCGAAAGAGGGGCATTTGGTGGCGGAGCGTTACGACACCATCTACTGGGTGCGCGACGATTTTATCAACGTGGGGTGCGATGCGGAGTTCGACTGCTATGTCGATGCAAAATTATTCTGCACGTTCGCTCCGTCTTTGAAGAGGATTGCTCTCAAAGACAATGTCGTGAGGCTGGTGCTGTTCAACGGCGCAAAATACGACTTGGATATGGTAAAGGCGGAGAACATTCCGACTTTCGATTTTCCCGAACTGCCGAACAAGTCGGTATTCGATTTCGGCGGCGTGGAGAATGCGGCAAGCAAATCGCCGTTGCAGAAAGAGCTGAACACGGTCTACGTCGACGAGGATGGGTGCGTTGCATCCGACTCTATTGTGGCGGGCGTGAGTGGCAAGTTCAAGAGCTCTATTCCGTTCGCCGTTCCCGAGGGACTCCATTCGATGCTCAACGGAGCAGAGGCGGAATGGGGCATCATTGAGGGAAGGCTGTACATTTCGTTCGGCGTGTACCGCATTGTTGCGGTGTTGCCGAAACTGCCCGACTTCGCGTGGTGGGATGCATCTCGCGGCGCGTTCGCAGACCTGCCCGAGTTCACGGACGTGTCTGGGCTGAAGAGTTCGATTTCTCGTCTGGCAAACTTTGGCACGATGCTCTACGTCAAGGACGGACGCATCGCGGTGAACAAAGACCATTACGAGCCGTTCGTGTTGGAAGGCTCTGGCGAGATTTTTGACATCAGCAACCTCAGCTCTATTGCAACGGACGACAAGTGCGGAGTGCAGCTGGTCGGCGGCAATCTGTATCTGAAAACTGCGGACGCGACGTTCGTTTGCTGTGCGGTCGATATGGACACGCCGATTGTGCAGGAGGATTTCGACCCCGATGACGACTCTGTCGACGATGCGGCGCAGCGCGACGCGATGGTGGACAAGCCGAAAGGTAAAAAGAAAAAGAGCGCGAAAGTCGAATAAGAATAAAAGCCATCGAGAATTCGATGGCTTTTGTATATGATATCAACGGAGGAATTAAAAATGGCATTGAGTATTGACGAAGTAAAAGCAAGCGCGATGGCTGAGCTTGAGCCGATGGTCGCTCCCGCGAAGGAGTTCATCGAGTACGTAAAGAGCGCGCTTATCAACGGGGTGGACACCATCAGCACCCAGCAGGTAGCCAATTGGCTATTCTCTATTCCCACGCTCTACGGAGAGCTGAGATGTATCGAGGTGGACTGTCTGCTGTCGGTCGACCTGTTGGACGCGGAAATCGAGCGCGTGAAAGCAGACGTGATGGCGCAGAACGCTGGAGGCAAGGTGACGGACGCGAGAACGATGGCGGCGGTTGCAACGAATGACTTGCAGGTCAAGCAGTACGTTGCAAAGTATATGGCGAAGCACGTCAACGCGCTCTGGAGTCAGCTTGAGATGCTGATTTTCTCGGTGCGCAACATTTTCGAAGCACGCAATCCCAAAGTAAACAACGACGTGTAAGGAGAAGCACATGGCTATAATTGATATTATGAAAGCGGTGAACAAGTCATACGGAAAAGGTACGGCATCGTTCGGCGTTACGGTCAAAGACATTCGGCGTTTGCCGACGGGAATCATTTCCCTCGACAACATTCTGCAGGGCGGTCTGCCGTTCGGACGTGCAATTGAAATCTACGGCGCGGAAAGCGCGGGCAAATCGACGCTGGCATCGATTTTTGTGGCGGCGATGCAGAGAGAGATTCCCGACCTCTACTGCGTGTGGGTGGATTCCGAGGGTACGTATGACCCTGTCTACGGAGAGATTCTCGGAGTGGACAACTCGAAGTTGATTTATCTCAGCCCCGAGAATCTATCGGCGGAACAGACGTACGATACCATCACGGAGTTGCTGAACTCTGGTGAGGTTTCGATGTGCGTTCTGGACGATATTCCCTCGCTCGAAAGCGGGCAGGAAGAGGCGAAAGACGTGCAGGATAGCACGATGGCACCGATTGCAGGACCGCTGTCAAAGTTCTGCAAGAAACTGAAGAAAGCCTTACTGCGCCACCGCGATACGACGATTTACGTCGGGCTGAACCAGCTGAGAGACAATTTCAATCCGTATGGTGCGCCGACGTTGACGCCAGGCGGCAGAGCGTGGAAGCACGCTTGCTCGGTGCGTTTCGAGGTTACGGCTGTTCCTCTGGACGCAAGCGGCAAGGAAATGGGAAGAAAGGTCGACAATCCCGCTATGACGCAAATCTCGATTTGCAAAATCAAGGACAAGACCTGCAACAAGATGGGACGCAAAAAGATTGCCAGCTTTGTCATTTCCGACAACGGACTGGACACTCTATTCGACCTGTATAATGCGGCAGTGTCGGCGGGCATTATCAAAACCGCTGGCAGCAAACTTATGTTGCTTAACAAGGAGACGGGCGAGGTCATTCACTCGTGCGTTGGCAAAGACGCTTTCCGCAAGTCGCTGACGGCGGAGCATATTGCCTATCTGAAATCGGTGTTCGAGGAAGAGACGGAAAAGGTGGACGAGTCGACCTTGCCGCCGTTGGAGAATGACGAAGAAGAGGGCGGCGAAGACACGAACAAATAAAACTTGGAGGATTGAACAAATGAGCAAGTTAACTTTGATGGGTCAAATGAGACACATCGACGAAAAGAAGTACATATCTTTTCGCACCGAAAGCAAGGAGCATTTGCTCCCGATTATTGCGGATGGAGACGCGGCGGAGGGTGCGTGGGTTCACTTCTCAGGTATACTCCGCACGCAGTCTATTTCAGAGGGCGGTCGTTACCGCAAGGCGTGGTTCGGTCTGGGTGATTTACATCAGTCCTCTGAGGGGATGTATGCGAACGAGCTGACCGTTGAGTCGGGCGTGGTGGTTCGTGTCGACGAATTGCGTACAACGCCGCTGACGTTGCGCAAGATTGTGGACTTCGTGGTCGCGGACGGGCAGGACTATTACAACTGCATTGCGTTCGGCAAGACGGCGGATAGGCTTATTCGCTATAAGAAGAAGGGTCGTGAGATTACGCTGATTTCGGCGCAGTTTCATTCGAGAGCATACACGAAGGATGGCGAACCGAAAACGGCGTATGAGGTTTGCGTGAGGGATTTTGTATAACCATCTGGAGGAATTATGGCGATGATTATTGAGTCGGACTTGATTTCGGCTGTGAAGGCAAAGAGGATTCCAACTCTGCGGCAGGACGTCAGTTGCGCTGACCTCAGTCTGCAAGAGCTGGAAATCGAAAACGCGATTCGTGATTGCGACTCGCTGGGTAAGGTCGACGCCTTAGTCGACAAACTTATTATGTATGTGGCGTTGAACAAGTGCCGCATGAATTCGGAGGGATAACGTGGAAGGACTTACGCAGAAAAAAATCGAGGAAAACAAACAGGAAATCATTCGGCTGTTGCGCCTTACGGGACGCGAAGGAATCGACAAACTGATTTCCTATCTGGAAAAGAGAGACTACTTTACCGCGCCCGCGAGCACGCAGTATCATCTGTCGTGTGTCGGCGGTCTGGCGCAGCATTCTCTGAACGTGTACGCCAACATGATGAGGCTTTACTACGGCGATAAGTGGGAATCGCTCGAAGAGTATACCACTCGCGACGAGGAAGTCGACCACGAGAACATCATCATCGTTGCACTCTTGCACGACCTGTGCAAAGTGGACTTCTACAAGGTATCCTCGCGCAACGTGAAAGAGAACGGCACTTGGAAAGAGGTGCAGGTTTATACGATTGACGAGGCGATGCCGATTATGGGGCACGGCTCGAAGTCGGTCATTGTGGCGCAGCAGTTCATCAGACTTTACTTCCCCGAGATTCAGGCAATCTCGTTTCACATGGGAAATCAGGACGATGACAAGGGATATTCGAAAACGATTTCGAATGTGTTCGGCACGGTTCAGCTTGCGCTGTACGTCCATCTCGCTGACATCAAGGCGACGTTTGAAGAGGACGTTAAGTGCTTGAAGTTGGAAGAAGAGGACGACGGCTTGCCGTTCTGAGGTGAGCATGGAAAAGAAGCGAATGAACCTCATGGAGTTTATGGGCGAGCATCCGAGCAAAACTGCTCGCCAGCCAAAGCGCGGCGCGACGGATAAAATGATTTCGTATGCGAAAGCGATTGCCGATATTCTTGAATTGGACTATCCCGATTTTGACGATTTCAATGCCACGTCGGAGTTTATTTCCTATAATAAAGATGACTACTATGAGGCGTTGGACGATGACGATTCGGACGCTTTCAACAGCGACGACGGTTCGGACGGCTCAAATCCGTTCAATAAATACAGGAGTAACTGAAATGGAAAAGAAAGAAAAAGCGGCTGAGCCTATCAAGGAAGAGGCGAAGAAAGAGGAGCAGGTCAAGGTGGAGTTCCCAAAGGTACTCATCTTTACTGCTATGCAATCGGAGCGCGACAAAATCGTGCAGCCCGCGCTGACGAAGTTGGGTTTGCTCGGTCGCACGGATATCTGGAGCGTTATCACGGGTGTTGGCAAAGTCAATGCGGCAGTGAGTACCTCGATGGCTCTCAATGCCGTTTTCGCCCTCAATCCGCAGGAGTTTACCAACGTGCTGTGCATCAACGTGGGTGTCTGCGGCGGCAACGACGTGGCGGCGCGCGACGCAAAGTGCGTGCAGATACATCGTGTGTGCAACAACGACTTTGACACGAGTGCGGTGGACGGAGAAGCGTTCCGCAAACCAGTGCTTGAAGTCGCGACGGCGGAGAAGACGCGTACCTGTTTCACGCAGGACCACTTCTGCACTGACCCGAACGAACTGCCGCAGGACGGCGAGCCTTATTACGTGGATATGGAGCTGTTCGGAATCGCGGCGGCGTGTTCGCAGTTCGGCGTGCGGCTGGTGTCGCTCAAATCTGTGTGCGATGTTATCGGCAGCGGCGAGCAGAAAGAGCAGTACGAAGGAGTCAATTTTGACTCTGCGTGCGGGCTTGCATCTGAGTTGCTGGTGGAGTATTTATCTGCGGGCACCGATGTTGTATTAAAGTAATGAAAACATTGGCAGGTGTTGGTATTGAAGGAAGCAACTAAGTTACTACAACCAAAACCAGATTCGCTCGAGTCTGGTCTTTGCCATACCTGCATCCACTTTATTTCTGGCAAATGCGACACTGGAAGACCTTGCGGACAGGTGCTGGCTTGCCGTTCTCAAGCGAGGGCTATGGTCGTAGGTCGGTATCCGAGTGGGAGGGTTCGACAGACCCCGCCAAAACGGACGACACCGCTCAAGAAAGATATGCCCAAGCCAATGCTGTGGGCGAAGACGCGCGAGCGCATGAAAGAGTTAGGCGAGTCGTGTGGGTGCGTATGGATTCAGTTTTTATCAAACTCGCAGCAGGTTTCTGTTCGGCGTTTCATCAAGAAGGGACGAATGACTGCGGTGTATATTGACGGCGCAGATATTAGAAGTGTTCCAGCCTTATTCGTAAGCAAAGAGGAGCTGGACACTGTTTTTGAACATTGGGAGGCAAATTATGACTGAGACTTTGTATGTCGCGGTGGTTATTGGAGACGGACCGTACTACGGTATGGTACCCGATTTCTCGCTTATGGCGAGTGGAGACACGGTCGATGGCGTTGTGACGCAGTTGCAGACGCTGACCAACGAATCTGTCGCGCTGTCGCAACGTTACGGCACACCCATCCCTGTGGCTACCTCGTCTGAGGTTATCAAGGCGCATTGGAAAGGAGACCAATATCAGTTTTCGAGTGTGGTAGTGCGCGTGTAAGTTTTGTATATGTAGGCATGGTGAAGATGAAGTTTTTTGACGAAGTAGAAAAGGAAAAGAACGACGTCGTTATTCAACAGCCTAAAGTAGAGTTTCAAAAAGCAGGTTTACTGCGGTCGGTAGGCGACTTCTCTATTGAGGTTTTGGACGCGATAGAGAAGTGGCTTTTTTCTTTCCCCACGGGAATGACGAAAGAGGCTTTCCAACGGCAGATTGACCACTTGGAGAAAGACCCTGCTATTGCTCTGGCTCAGTTGAAGGCGGCACACGGGTATCGCGTGATTCGGAAACACAAGGAAGAGTTTCCGATGCTTGAGAAGAGCTTTATTGAGTGCGTGGCGGAGGGCATGATGTTCGTCACAATCGATGGAGCAAAGAAGAAATGTGAGAAGTATGTTCTGTCGGCGATTAAGGACTTGAAGCCACACGGCTCGGTATACGTCCTCGACTGTGCGGTACTTTTCGCTGAGTTGAAGTCTGCCCGCGAGCGCGGAACATCGGATGACCTTATCTCTAAGGCACAGAAGTGCGATTTCCTTATTATGGAAAATCTCGCGCAGCCAATCGGGTACGTGAGCAATGTCGCGTGCTGGGCACTCATCGCTCTGGTCAACGCGCGGGTGGAGCAGAACAAACCAATTTTAGCAAGGCATAACGAGTACAAGAACTTGAAGCCGATTTATGAGAAGTGTCCGATTTATTCTTTGGGAGAGTAGTTATGGCGAAATGGGACAAACGATTCAATCCACCGCCTGTGCGGAGGAATCCAAAACTTGAACGAATGGGCAGCAAGACCTCGTGTGTTGAGAGGATTCTCACCACGTACATCGAGACTGGGCGGTCGGTTCGCTCTCTGGCGGCGTTCTACGGTTGCAGCAAGTCAACCATCGGTCGATACATAAACGAGTATGCAAGGGAAGAAATGCCCTATCATATGTACGAACAGGCTCGCCGTCAGGCAAAGAACAATCTCGGTCAAGGCTCGAACGATACTGATGAATGGGGGAGCATGGACTAATATGATGCGGGCGTGTAAATTCAATTATACCGAGCCGTCAATTGGAATCGGCGGCAGACCTCATTGTTGCGAATGTGTCCACACTGTGGATGCGAACGGGCATCGGCATTACGGGATTATAAAGACGCTTTCACCTCACGACAGAGATTTTGGAAAGTTGGTGCTTTATTGCGACAAGCAGGACGGGTATGTAAAGCCGTACGCGTGGTGCGATGAAATCGACCCGCCGTACAAACCAGGAGGACCAAAATGTCTAGGGCGTTAGCATTTCAAAAGAGTGTGTTCGGTGACCACTTCGGGAGACTGAGAACCACTGCGTAGGCGGGCACTGCTCGTGCTGTGGCGGTTGCTGTTCGGATATTTTTCCTGTTACTAAGAAGGAGCTTGACACACTTCGCAAGTTCGTGCGCTCGCATCATTACAAACCGCACACGCAACTCAAAATGGGAATGACGGCTACATACGATATGACTTGTCCGTTTCTCAACGAGGAAAAGAAATGTGACATTTACGATATTCGACCCGAGACACACTGAACCCATTCACAATGGAGGAGTTTGTAAAGCAGCCGATTGAGTTGCAGAAGGCTTATTTGAATCTGGCATCAAAACTGCCCGAGGCGGTTTCTCTGCGTGAGCAGGTGTTCGGTCAGAAAGTGCCGTTTTAGCGGTATACGTTAAGCATGGAAAAGTGGGCAAGTATTTCAGGCTGGGAAGGTCTGTATGAGGTTTCAACTTTGGGCAGGGTTCGCTCTGTTCAACGAACCGAGTACGGAGTTACAAAGATTTTGAAATGTCGCGGCGGGAAATATCATTCGGTGATATTGTGCAGGGATGGTTTTCGCAAGAGCGAGCTGGTGCATCGTCTGGTGGCGCAAGCCTTTATTCCGAATCCAGATGATTTGCCATTTGTGAATCATAAGGACGAAGATAAGCATAATAATTGCGCGGATAATTTGGAGTGGTGCACTCGAAGTTATAACAGGAATTATGGAACTTGCACCGAAAGGCAGAGAGCAAAGATGCTAGGTCGGGTTGTTTCGGAAGAGACACGTGAAAAATTGCGTATAGCAGGATTGGGAAGAAAGCATTCGGAGGCTACGAAGCGAAAAATTTCCGAGGCAGTTAGGAGGCGAAACGATGGAAAAATGGGAGAATGTCTATCGCCCGAGAACCTTTGATGAGGTTGTCGGTCAAAAAGTAAATACGAGGATTTTGGAGTCGACTTTGGACGACCCATATCACACGATGATATTCCAGGGCACGTCTGGGTGCGGCAAGACGACTGTTGCACGAATCTACGGGAATATGCTGGACGCGAACATTCTTGAGGTCGACGCGGCATCCAACAACGGCGTGGACAACATGCGCGAGATTCTCGACCTCGTGCGTTTGCAGCCGTTGGTGAACAAGTATCGGGTGGTCATCATCGACGAGGCACACATGCTGTCCAACGGCGCGTGGAACTCGGCACTGAAAGCAATCGAAGAGCCGAACGATTCCACGATTTGGATTTTCTGCACGACGGAGTTCAATAAGGTACCGAACACGATTCGCGGTCGCGCGGTGACGTTCAAATATTATCCTGTAAAGGAAGACGTTATCATTGGGCGGCTCAAGACCATTCTGGAAGCGGAGGGGAAGGAACTCAACGACGAGGTGCTACGCCTTATTGCAGGGAACTGCAACGGGCAGGTACGCGACGCGGTGAAGAACTTGCAGCAGTGCGTTTACTCCGAAGTCGAAACCGAGGAACAGTTCAACAAACTTTTCGGCATTCCAGACACGGCGGGTATGCGTGCGTTTATCAAATCGACGCTTGACAAGCAGCCGAAGAACGGGCTAAAAGTCATCAAGCAGCTTGATGTGGACTTCTTTGACTGGAAATGTCGACTTGAGGGCGTTTTGCTCGATATGATGATGGCGCATTTCAATATCCAGCCGATGAAGTTGAGGGACGCAAAACAAGCGGCGGCGTTCGCGGAAATCTATGAAGAACATAGCCCGCGCGTGTTCGGTCTGTTCCTCGACAAACTTGCAAGGATTACGGATGCGAGGGACGCAAAGACCAGACTGATTACGCTCTGTCTGACGGGGGTGGACTAAGATGCCACTGTTCGTAATGCCAAAAAAGAAGGAGAGGACGTTTCCGATTTCCAGGGATATGAAAGTGGTCATCGACT